CCTCGCCAACCTCACCAGCACAGCCCTAAACGGCTGACTTCCTCATCCACGCCACGCAACCGCAGCGCGATTGTTTGATGCTAGCCCTGATCCCTCGTTCCCTCAAGCGATGTTTTAGAACCACCCCAAAGAATCCATTTGCGCGTCATGCGACGGCAGGAAAGTTGGATGCGACATCTGAATGCCGCTCCCGCAAACCGCACTGATAGCGGAAACTGACCGCGAATTTGCGTTGACCGGCCGATCAGCATCTCTTATCACTGTTACGTCGACCTCGTGTCGATCAGAGAACCTCGGCTGCCAGTGTCCTCGCCGGTTGGATCTGTGGACCCGCTTCCAGGGCTCAGCCGGCTGGGACGCTGATCCTCAGCACGCTGCGTTTGCTGAATCCTGAATATGCGGCATTGGTCGAGAGAATTCCATCCTCGTCGCGGAAGACCGGCCTTTGGGGTCCACCAATGCAAGGCGTTTGAGAACCGTGGCAGCACGCCCGGGGACGATCACATCCCGGCCGACATTCTTGCCCGGTATCTCCCCACCGGCAAAATGGATCAGCCCGGTGGCAAAGCCAGCCCTTGCAATGTGAGTCCCGCATCCTGCCGCCGGGCCACGTTCCTCTGGCCGCGCGCCCGCAAGACTGGGACTGTCGTCACAACCAGTCGTCACGCCGACTTGCGGCCACAAAATCCAGCCGCCCACCGCGATTTCCACCCCGAGCACTCGATGTTTTGTGGATGTAACCAAAGAATGGCGGAAGCTCACGACAGGACACAAAAGATCGCGTGCAAGAAATCCCACTCCGGCAGAGTAAATGCGCAATAGCCTGGGAGAATGTCATGTACAAAATTGTCGCGACCCCCGCTGTAGCTCAGAGAGAACAGGGATTTGTGACGTGCTGATGCCTCCTGGCATAGAGGTTTCTGTGGGTAAGCGCGTGGAAGCATCGGCCAAACGCCGAGACGCTACGGTGCTACCGATTAGCGGCGAACAGTTTTGTAACATGCCCCTAACATGGCCCGCAAACCTACTGCCAGCGCGGCACCTAGCCCGAGGATGACCTATATTTCAGTTGGCAGAAGGGCTTTTCGGCACCAAAAACCCTGCGGTTCTTCTTCCACATCCGACCGCAGGCAATCCCCAACATTGATCCGGGGTCGCGGTGCGCGCTGCCATACCAAACTCCGATGCGAGACCGAGCAGGCCAACGGACCGACACGATCATCACAAGCGGCCTCTGCCCGCCGGCCGCAACGGTAAATCCCCCGCCCACCTGCCATTTTCGCTCTAACTCCGCCAAGGCAACGCTGATTCAACCGGTGACAGAGCCCCACGTCCCGGTAATGAACATCGCGCCCATGTCGGATCACGCCTTAACAACCCGCGAGTCTACCTCGGCGACAAGGTTGCGCGCCTCTCGCGGATTGCAGCTATCCGCACGGCCCCACGAGCCGTTGTCAGGTCGATTGCCTCTACCGAAGTCCCCGGCGCCCATTGGGGAGATTGCGGCAAGGCGAACCACCGCAAGGGCTTCTTCCGACCTGCGTGGATTGGAGTACAGGCCACGCCTCCAATCCTGGACGAACGCCCTGGTGGCGATCTGCCGTAACACCCTTTCAGCACCGGAGAAACTGGAGAGGAACCCATGAAAGCCAAGACCGATGAAGAACTCATGGAATTGTACCAGCATGGAGACCAGGCGGCGTTCATTGAACTGTATTCCCGCTACGACCGCCCGCTCTACGGCTTCATTTACCACTCCCTCAAGGTCATGGCCCCCGCGCTGTTGGCCGATGCCGCCGACATCTTGCAAGACATCTATCTCTGGATCGACCAATATCGTGGCCGCTTTGCATTTGGCTCTGTCAAGCCGTGGCTCTTCACGACCGCCGACCGTCTGCTGCACAATCATATCGAGCACGAGACCCGCCAACAGCGCGATGTCCGTCGCACCCGGCGTCTGGTGCCCACGTATGGGGACATAGGCGAAGGTCTGTCCGAGAACTGGATGCCTCCGAAGAAAGAACTTGAACACGAGAACGTCCTGACCAAACGGAAGTACGCGGTCCCGGAACTGGTCCAGAACAAGGTAGACCACTGCCTGGGTCTTTTGCCGCCAATGCACCAACAAGTGATCCAGTTGATCTACATCGGCAACTACACAGCCCAAGAGGCGGCTGACAAGCTGGGCCTCCCCAAGACGACCGTGGATTGGTACAAGCGAGAGGCCCTGGCCATGATGCGAGAGACGAGGAGCGAGAGCGCCAGCGACAGTGAACGACCGAGATCGTCAATCTCCGCAACCAGCGCTGCGGCGGCGTGCTGATCGCCCGCCGAACACGTGAAAAGCCCTTTCCGCGATACGAACAGGTGCCCGAGAGAATCAACCTTAGCGAAGTACGAAATCCATAGTCAAGCGGCGCTCCTACCTGAACGCCGCCCTGCCGGAACAGGCCGGGAAGCAGCTCGGCTGCCATTGCCATCCGCTCCCTTGCCACGGGGACGTATTGGTGCGCCTGCTGCATGAATTTTTTTGCCCATAGATATTCCTCTATTGTGACCCATGAGTGCAGGGAACGGCATCGCCAAAGCCTCGCCATGAGAATCATCGAGTATCCCGAGACCCGGCAGACTTTCTGTTTCGACTGCGGTGCGAACCTCTTGGTTTCGGCCCTGGTCTTCGCTGGCGTGGAAGAGCGTGAGGATCGCGTGGCCTTGTTTGCCAGGACCACGAAGGCGGGCACCGGCACGGTTGGCGTCCTCAATACCTTCAACTACTATGGTCTGCCGTTTCGCGCCCGGCAGCGGATGCGGCTGGCGGACCTGCGACGGGGTATCGACGCCGGCCACCCCACCCTCATCACGCTCCAAGCCTATCGTACGTCCAATCGGCCTTACCGGGAGCTATGGGACGACGGGCACTGGGTCGCCGCCATCGGCTACGACCGGCACCGCATCTACTTTGAAGACCCAAGCGCGTTCCACCGCACTTGGCTGGCCGACGAAGAACTTCGTCAACGCTGGCACGACCTGGATCGAGGCCAGCGCATTTGGCAGTGGGGCTGTACCCTTCTCGTGCGTGGACGGTTTCAACGCGGCCACCATATCCACATGGACTAGGATTTGGCCTCGCTTGGCTCCGTGACCTCCATCGCGTCTAGCAAATCCTTGAACTTCCTTAGCCCGCCGACTTCCTTGATGACACCGAGCATTTCATGTAGACGACGAAATCCGCCAATCGTCTTCACCATCTGACCAACGGCCCGGATCTGCTCCAGCGTGATAGCATTAGCAACCTTGGTCGGCGTTTCAGCGGCAGCAATGGGTGTGGCTTCAAGGGTGTGAGCGGCCGACCGCCCGTTGGTGAAATCGTAGCCGCACTTCGGACAACTCTTGGCGCGAGTGCCTTTGATCCACGCTTTGCAACTCGGGCATTGTTTTTGGCCGCGCCGTGTCTTCTTTGCCATTTTTCAGTCTCCTGGTTGGGGGTGGCAGTGAGGATGCTTAAAACAAGCGTAGCTCGTCAGGTCGGGCGGTCAACGCAGGCTATTCCCCAAAACTGGCAAAATAGGGGTACTCCACCCTTGCCGCTTGTTCCATATCGACGGAAGATGACGGCCGTTCTGCCCATCGCGCTGGCAACGCGTGCATTATGATCCGTGATCGACTGCGGAATACGCGGCGGCTGGCTTGGCCTCTCGGCGAGATGTCGGCCGAACTCGTCGGCCGAACGCCACTTGTGAGAAGACTTTGGCGGAATTAGAATCTTCCAACACGGGCAATCTTTCACGGGAAGGAACTGACACATGTCGCTAACCCTCGCCGACGTTTTTGCGCCGGTTGGATCGTGCCCCAACTGTGATGGCGACCTCCTGCTGGAGAGCGACGATCTTGAACACATGGAGAACGGACTGGTTGTACGCTGCTGGAAATGCGGCCTGACACACCCTTGCGGCTTGGAATTCGTCGAGAAGTTCATTCGGACAAAGTTCGACGATGTCTTGACTTGGCGTTCTTGCACTGTCCAACCAGGCTTTCCCAATGGATTCATCGTCAGTGGTAAGGCCCTCTTTACTACCAGCGAGGAGATTGCGGCTCTTACTGAGACGATGGACGAAGAAGGGCCTGATGGAGAAGCTGGCGAGAAGCTGGAGCGTATCCGCGACCAAGAGGAGGCGATCGCAGTCTACTTCCGCTCGGGATACGTGGAGAGCGCCTACCATATGGCATCCGCACCGCACACGTGTGCCATTGAGGACGGCCACTCGCCGATGATATGCAAAGAGAATGTCAACTGGATCATCGCATCGCCTGGAAGCCTAGTCGGTGACTACTTCAACCTGTATGGTTTCGTTCTGCTGGCGTGGCGTCGCTTGGCGCAACAACTTGCCGAGGATGACACGGATATTACTAACGAGGACGAGGTCCGAATTACATTCATCGACTGCCTCACAAAAGTGAACGTCTTCGGCTACACCTACAAACCTTGGGCCGAGCGAAGTATCGTTATCAGCGTTGACGGAGAGGACGTTACACACTTTCCTGATGTGCAGCTTCAAAACCTTGCGGTACTTGAATTGAAGTCGTTTCTGCGCAATCAAGAATACAATGCGGCGCAGGCACGGGCGCTCGTCAAAGCGGATCTCGATAAGCTGAAACACTACGAGGGGCTGTTCTCGGTGGGCTTCCTGCTCTGCATTTCAAACAAGTTCACTGCCGAGCAGATTACTCCAGACGCTCTCCCAAAGTACAAGTACCCTGTTCGGCCTTTCATTCTATCAACCATATAGATAACGCCCTGGCTTTCTCCGAGACTGAAAGGTGACTTTATGACCGCCATGATGACTGTCAGCTTAGGAAGAGAAATCAGTCCAGTCGAGTTGCGCAATTGGGTAGCTCAGATTGACCTGCGAGACGGCCTTCGTTTCGTGACACAGATGAGCGCACGAACATTTGTTCACGCAACGGATGAATCCCTGCGTCTTGCCAATTCGCACAGTCTGGCAATCCTTGCGAAAGCGATGGTGTTGTGGGCGGATCCGAACGGACGGCCACTTCGTCGGTCCGCGACACAGGAGGAAGAAGGGCTTCTCTTGCTCGCGGCGGCCAATTCTCTACCTTGGCATTCTCGACATGCCGCAGAGACGGACACCGACCGTGTGGTATTGAGTATGCTTATCCGCCAAGCCTATCAACGCGTTGCAGCGGATGATCCGCTTGACGGACTTATTGCTCGAACATGGATGATGTTCCACGATATCATTTCCGAGGGCGGATTCGATGTCGCCGATCCGTCGGCGGAACTCGTAAATGAGTTTGGCGTGTCTGCAGAGGATTTGTGGACGCTATGCTTGGCGGTGTTCAGTTTCTATGCGACGATCACGAATGCAAACCCAAATCGCTGGACATTTGATCCAAGCAACTTCGTGGCCGAGGGGCCCCGGCGCGAGGAGATAAACGCGATGCTATCCCGGGTCTTGCAGCGTATCGCTCTTTCGGCGGAGGAATTCAGACTACGTTACGCGGCAGCAGATTCAAAATACCGCGATCCGAGCGGCCAAGATGGTCACTGGATCAGCGAGTTCAACATCCTTCGTGATTTTCCAATTGTTCGAGTTGGCCCGTCCGAATACTGTGCGCCATTTCCAATATTTGCGTTCACGCGAGGCGCGGCGGGGTTCTACTTTGATCTTTGGGATGTCTTTTTCCAGCGAACGGGCCGAGCCGACAATGCAATGACCACGACCTTGGGTGACGTCTTTCAGGAATACATTGGCGCACAATTGCGTCAACTTGACGGGCGCCACGAGCATCTTCGTGAAGAGTTTGCCTACGGCCCAGATTTGAGCATGCAGACTCCGGACTGGATTCTTGCCCGGCCGAACCAAGTCCGGGTGTTCTTCGAGTGTAAAGCCAGGCGGCCAACGCTTGATGTACAACGATATGCCCGAGTAGCGGACCAAGAGGACGAACTGCGGAAGGGCTTGGTTAAGGCTATGCGGCAGTTCGCACGGTTTCTGCACCGTGCCGACAATGGTGCTGCGGGCCTAGAAGAGTTCGCGGGGCTGGAGCGTTGTGTTCTCGCGGTAGTAATGTACGAGCCATTTCCGTTTCACTGCGTACCAGACATTCGGAGAATGATCGAACGACTGGCAGCCGAGGTGGAGCCCTTATGGGCTCAGATCCGCGACCGAGTAATCTTCGTGCCCATGTGGGTGCGCGAACTTGAGACCGCGGTGGCTGCCGAAGTTACGCTCGGCATTCCGATTGAGTCCCAATTAGAGCAGTTTGCGAGTTACAGGGAGTCAGCTCGGCGAATCGAACGATGGGAGGGTGGCCTTCCGGTGTTTCCAAGCCACCTGGAAGAGTTTCTACAAGAGCGATTCCATAACAGTCGCCGAATTGCGAATCCGCTATGCCAGTCTATTTGGGAGTCCTTCTGTGCATTTGCGCAGCGCCGAATATTCGACGAGGACATCGAAATCATCGAGCAGGAGATTCGGGATCTGACCACGCGGCGACTAGCGTACGAATTATGGGAGCGCAGGAGTTGTCCTCTGTGGGACGCCTTCACCGACTGGCATCAAGCCGAATTGATCCTTGGCTTTGCACAATAGTTGGGCGAGTTGCGGTCTCTAGCGGAAACCAGCTTGTTAATTCCTGCAGGTGCTAACAAGCTTCGAGAACCGTAACTCTTTCGTTCCGTCCGCCGAATCCTTTCGGGCGCCGTTCGATGATGCGGCCATCTGGCTGCCTGGGGGCAGAGCGTTTCCGCTGGTGAGTTAGGCGATGGCGATTCTTTGACCGTAACCCAGCCAGCCGCCATATGGATCCCGGGAGGGTCCGACAAGGGGCCATGAGACTTTTCGACGCCGCGTTTCTGCGCGGGCCGCTGGCGATCGTCGGGATATTGTCAATTTCCAGCCCCACCGCCCCACCTCTTCGCCGGGCCGGCCGCGGCCCGGTCGCCTCACCTTCCCGCCGGCCGGTCGGGCCATAAGGTTTTCGGCGTCCCGTTCGTTTCTAAGACGACCACATGAAGCCAACCGACGAAAAGAGTGGAGTATGGCAGCGGAGGGGCCATAAGGTTTTCGGTTGCCCGCCGACGCCGGCCAGCCAGCCGGACGCCGTGTCGGACGAGGCCGCTATATTCGAAGACGTTTACACGCTGCTCGGCAATATGGCCGCGGCGATCGGCCAACCGCGTGGATTCAACTTCCGGGACCTGACCATCAGGGGCGAAAGGCGTGCCGAAGCCGGCAAAGTCGATCTAGGTTGCCAAGTCGTCTGTGGGTGCTCGCTGCGCTGTCCCTGGCTGACGGGTTGCATGAAGGCGACACGACAGGACACCGATGAAACGAGTGGCCGCTCGTGGTGGCTCCCCTGGTTCTGGGTCCGGGGTGCTTTGGTTCAATTCTTTTGACGCTGGCGCGTGCTGCCCGGCCTCCGGGCCCTTTTCTTTGTGCCACCGATCGGGGCCTAGTCAAACCCGCGCGTGAAGCTGGCCGGTACACCGGCAGCCGCGAGACTGCAAGATCGGCGAGGGCTGCTGGCCGGCCGCGAAACGTGCTGACAAACTCGTGAGCTGTTCTACCTCACGACCGAAGTTCAAGTCGCGGCGTGGCCGCGGGCGCGCCACGAATTAAGTCCACGGGTTCAAGGCCGATTTTCGCCACGGTTAAGATTTCGGCAACCGGCGGGCCGCCGGAAACGGAGGGAAACGGGTTCGCCAATTCAAGACCGATTTTCGCTCACGGTTATAGACCAGTCGCCGGGCCCATCCACCGTCTGTCGGCTCCGCCGGCAGCGTTGGACCCGCGCAGGTTGCGATCTTGGTCTACGCGGCATCCCCGCCCAGTCACGCCGGCTGGCGCGACTGGCCTCCAGATCGACCCAACATCCGCTGGCACGGCCAGGCCGCTCGCGTCAACCGCCGGACACGGCAACCAGGCCGGCGTGGTTGAACAAGCTGCCAGTAAGAACAGGATCAGCAGGAGCAGGAAGTCAGGCAAGGTTGCCGCCTCCTGGGATAACCTCCTGGTTAAGGACTTCAACCAGCCGAACAGCTCCAAAGGTGAGCAGTTCGCCGTGGTCCTTTTCGTTTTGCTTGGCGACATGCACGACCAGCGCGCCGAAACGCCGTTGGCCGATCAGGCAGCGCACCCGCCGGCCGTCGCCAAACGCCAATACCACCTGCCGGCCTTCCAAGCCGCGCAGCCGGGGTATCAATTCGGCATCGCACAGGCGGCCCTCACGGGCACAGACCCGTTCCACATGATCCAAGATAGCGGCAAAACGCCGCTCGACTTCATCGGTTCCCCTGTAGCCAAAGGGGATGTGTTCCACGTCGCTATGCCCGTTGCTCCAAAGCCAACAGGCCAGACGATTGCCCTTTTCGACCGTGGCCGAATCGACCGCGGGGCGGCCCGTGGGCAGGGGCCGCGCGTGGGGCGCAGCAGTCATGGTTGCGAAACCTGGTGTGCATCGCTGGAACCCCTCGAAGTGTGATGGCCTGAAGGTCAGCAACTTGCGAACCCTCTGCCTCTTTTAACAACCATAGCACAAAGTAGCCGCATGTCAAGTAACGGCGATTTATTTGACATTCAGTCATTTTGTTCTATAGTAGTAATGTGAGCCGAGCAAACCCGAACACCGGAGCAAGCAACTGTGATTACCCGCGAGCAGGTTGACGAGTTCACTCTGGCCTACATCGAAGCCGCCCTGTGGTCAACCAACGACGAAAGCGACGAATCGGGCGGGGAGCCACTCGATTCCAACTATGGCATCGACGATCTTGACCCGGAGACGTTGGCGAAGATGGCCGACGATTGCCGCCGCTTCCAAGAGGAAAACGCGGCTGACCTGGCCCTTTACGATCATCCGCAATGGACCGCGGCGGAACTGGGCGGGCATGACTTCTGGCTGACCCGCAACGGGCACGGTTGCGGCTTCTGGGACCGCGACGATTGCCTGCCGGCCGACACCGGGACACGGCTGACCGCCGCCAGCGAGAAGTACGGGGAGTATTACCTGTACGTTGGCGACGATGGGATCATTTACGGGGAACACTGCTAAACGGCAACAGTGAGCAACACCATGACAGAATTGGAACGCAACAGTGAGATACCGGAAGTCGCCTTTCGCAAAGGCTTCCATCGCATGGTCGCCAATGACATGGCCCGCGAGTGCCGCGCCATGCTTGACGCCTGCCCCACTTGCGAATTCGAGGGCTTGGAAGCGGGCAAGAGCTACTGCTACAAGCCGTCCTACGGCACGCCGGCCCTTGTGGTAGTCGGGCAAACGACCGCGAAACGGCGGCAAGCCGTCGCCAGCGTCAACCAAGGGGCACCGCGGCGCATTTACAAGGGCGATTACTACGGCAGCTTCATCGAGCTTGACGCCGATCTGCTCGCCTTGACCGGCATTACGCACGAAATGATCGTTGCCGCCGCCGTTGCCGCCGGCATGGAAGTCCCGCCGGAAGTGCGACGGCAGTACCCCGGCCGGTTTGTCGAAATCCCGGAACGCTTTGCCAACGGCCGCTTTTCCGCCGTGGAACGGGTAACGCAAGCCCTTCAGCCGGCCTGTTTCCAACGTGAGCCCGTGAGCGTTGCCGACGTGGACAAGTTTATCGAACAAGCCCACTACCACCTGGCGACTGTGCGTTGCGAGCGGACCCGCCGGATTGCCTTGAACCCGGACATGGCCGTCGATTATGACCGCATCGTTGACGACAACGTAAACGACATCGACTTCTACCGCTGGCTGCGCCGGCAGATTGACGTGGGAGGGGTATTCCACGTTCCCGCGCCGGCTGCCAGCCACGCCGCCTGAGGCCGGAGCAACCGCCATGCAACAGAAAGGCCGTATCATCCTGGAGGGCATGGGCGGGTTCCTTTGCCCGCCCACGCATCCGATGCTTACCAAGAGCGTACAAACCGACCTACGCCGCAAGCCGGAAAACCGCACTTGCATGTCGTTAGAGTACGCCGTGGATTCGCCGATGCTTGACCCTGCCACGCGGGCCGCGGTTCGCACGGTCTTGAACACCTGGGAGCGGCAGAAGCCGGCCCTCGATTCGCCTACGGTGCAAGATTGGATTCTCCAAGTGATGGGCTATTTCCGAGGTTGCTTCAACTTCCACCCCGAAAACGAAGCGGGCTGGCACGCCGGCAACTTGACGATCGACTCCGGCGTTGACCCCTTGGAGAATGCCGACTTCCACGCGGGGGTGTATCTTATCCGCCGCTACTATCCTGAATACCAGCCGACGCGCGAGCACTTCTCACGCGCCTACTGGGGGAGCAAGCCAACATGATGGTCGAGAACCTTGATAGTTTTGACCGTGACGTGCTACTCCGCTGGTTTCTCCATTATCTGCCAATGGGGACCGCGGGGCCGGAGCCGACAAAGGCAACCCGCTGCGAATTCATGCGGCAATACCCGGCCCTTTACAACAAACTGGCCGGTAGCGAGGTAGTGCGAGTGCAACACCTTGCCAGCGGTGCGCCCGCCTAAAAACCTTTCGCGGCTATGTGACATTCAGCTATGTTGTGCTATGCTTGTGTAGTGAGGCAAACGCGACAGGGAGCAAGCACCATGAGGCGGCCGACCGCGAAACAGATTGCCGACTTGAAACAGGCCGCGAAGCAATTGCTGCTGAATTGCGAGCGGACGACGTTTCTGGCACCCAGCCTAGACCGCGTGAGGGCCGCCTTGGAGGCTTTCGAGAAGCCCATGCCCGTGACAGTCAACGCCGAACAAGAGCTGTACGTCATTCCCGACAAGTCCGGGTATACCTGCCTGGGCTTTGACGTATGCCTTGAGCGGCACAAGGCCGTGGCGGCATGGCTGCGCAGCGAAGCGCTCGACGCCGACGATCTTCCACCGCAAGCACGGGGCACCACCCGCGCGTACAAAGCCTACCGGACCCTCCTTGACCGGGCCGGCGCATACTGCCAGCGCACCGGGAAGCGTTGCCCGGCCGAATTGACCGCGCAACTGATTGGCTTGGAAGGGAAGCGGGTAGAAGTGGTGGACCGCCACGGCGAGCGCCGCCGCTTCCGGGTCGGCAAGTCTACCGGGTGGATGCCCTGCCACCTGGAAATCGCCCGCTGCAACAGCACGGGCGGCCCGGCCGTGACCGGCGCGCCCTTCCAATCGGTTCGCATCGTGGCCTAGGCAACCGGAGCACGCAACATGACCGAAACAACCAACTATCTCCGCGAAGCGGCCGACGATGCCGCCGATACGGTTCGCAACTTCGCCGACGAAATCCTGGAGCAACTGCTGGACGATGGAGAGGCCAGCGACGATCTGCTGAACGACTACCCTAATGGCGATGCTTGGCACCATGAGTGCCACGTCGATAAGGCGTACAGCCTGATCGACGCCGCCACCCTGATCGACCAGTTAGTGGACTTTGAGGAAACCGACAGCGGCCTTTGGCAAGGGCAGGCCCCGAAAGAGGCCATTAGCACAATGGCCGCGTTCACCTACGGCAACGCTGTCTACAACGAATGGCGCGAACTGATCGAGAAGATCAACAGCGAAGCCGGCGGCATTATCAGCGATTTCGATGAAACGGCCGAGGAGTGCGACGATACCGACGCCTTAGAAACCGACAAGCGGGAGGCCCTTCGCAAGATGATTGGCGAGGTTGCCGACAACGCCTGACCCCATCCCGTTGCATTGCTCCCGCCGGGCGGCCCGTCTGTCCCCTCCGGGCCGCCCGGCCCCCTTTTGGAACCGACCGATGCCCAAGTGCATAATCTGCCGCCAGCCGATCAATACCCGCCGCGACAACCACAGCCACGCGCTAATCGGAACACGCAAGGTCTATGCTTGTGCCGGTTGTACGGAAGCCTTTGACGCCTACCTTGACGCCCGGTGCCCAGAATGCGGCGAGCTGCTTGCGGAGTGTGGCAATCGTGATTCGTGCGGGTGGAAAGGAGAAGCGGAGAATCGGGCCGTCGCGCCGTGACATGCGAGCAGCCCAACGTGTGCGTGAATCATAAAGGAAACAAGCAACCATGAGCGGGCAACTTTGGCTGAGGGTGGGGGACGCGGGGGACTATGAGAACTTCGGCGATGATTTTGCTGCCGTCTTGGACTACTTGAACGACTTGAACGTGGGCACCGCGACCGACTGGATCGACGCCGGGCCGGGCGTGGGCTTCGTTACGCCAAACTATCACGGGTACGACTTTATCAGCCTGTTCTGGGGCGATGCCCAAGCCAATCTGGTGCGCCCGTTGAACCATACCGAGCGGGCCGCCGTGGAGGCCGGGCTAGAAGAGGCTTTCATCTAACTACAACATATCAACTTCTACAACGGGCAAACCCCGCGGGAGAGCATCTTATGGCCGACCGCATGGCCGCAGAAATCTGGATTGGGGGCAAGCTGTCCCGCAGTCTCTTAGACGAGTTCCCCATTTCCGACTTGAGGTTGGATTGGGACGAAACTCCCATCGCTTCCACATCGGAAGATGGCATTCTAAGCGCGCGCGACGAAAGCGGCCTGCTGCACTTCGCCGACTGCGAAGCTGCCTGGGGAGAATTCGAGGAACTGGAGGGCTGGTTGCGCGAGCACAAAATCCCTTTCCAGCGGCAAACGTCGGGGAAGTACGAATATGATCCGTGCTTTGTGGAGTTTCGCCCCGACCTACCGGGCAAGGCGGACCGGTGTATGCTGACTACGCAGAATGGCGCTCCGGTCATTTGCTGCGAAGAGATCGAGAAGGCTATGCACGGCATGGCGAAGCTGGTGAACGACAAGAGACGCACAGCGGAAAAACGCCTGCAGGCGTGGGAGAGGATTTACCGCAGACTGAGCCGATCCATGCCCCCGAAACTGCCGCCTTTGCCGGCCTTTGAAATTGTGGATGGTTGACTCCTTGCCGAAAGGAATGATGCCGTGATCTACGCCAAAGATCGAATCTTGACCGAACTGGACTCCGCCGGTGCCCAGCTTGCATCGCTGGCCGCCGACTTGAAAGCCAGCCGCGCGGTGCTACAGGCGCGGCTGAAGAGGCCGCCGCCATTCATGCCGTTGGAAGAATACGATTGTCATTTTGCCAACGCCTTCACGTGCATCGAGAAAGCAAAAATGGCAATCCGGGCGCTACACCCCGTCTGCCATCAAGCCGACTTCCTCAAGAAGAAGACCGAAAAGATAGGACACCGCCGATGAACACAGCCCGGACCTGGAAATGCCCGCAATGCGGGCTCTCTCTGGAAATCCGCTACGACTGGCTGGCCGAGCACGGCGGGCAGGTCTGCGAACACTGCGATTGCGACATGGATCTTCAGCCCGCCGAGGCCGACAACGAGAAACTGGTGGCCAAGTTGGTGGACAGGGCGGACGCCGCGGGCCTGGAGCCGGAAGACTTGGACGAAATGGTCCACGAATTCGCGGCCAGCATCGCCGCCGACATAAACAACGGCGGATTGGATGACCAGATCCGATACCTGGTCGATGGGTTGGGTGCCCAAGACACCGAGAGGCAAATCGAAGACCTGATCGAAAGCCAACCAAGAGAAGGAGAGTAACGGTGGCAGACAACTACCTGCAATTCTCGGAAGTCGTTGCGAACCTTACCGCGCAAGAGGAGGCGTGGCTGAAGGACCAGCTTCAACCTGTCCGCGCCATTGGTGAGAAGGAATACCCCGAAGACGCCGTGCCGGCCGACCTGGTCGACGCAGATGCGGATTGGTCCGGCGTTCGTTTCTTACGTGACAAGCCGGACCACGATGCCCAATGGGATGCGCTGGGTTTTGAGTATGGCTTCCATGAAGATCACGATACGGGAGGTTGGGGCCGCCACTTGTGGTTGTACGCGGAAGACTGGGGAGACGCCAGCAACGTCGCTTGGCTGGTGCAGAAGTTTCTCAAGCAGTTCCGGCCCGACCAGTGTTGGTCGCTCACCTACTCCGCCACGTGCTCAAAACCCCGCGTGGGCGAGTTCGGTGGTGGGGCGGTATTCGTCACTGCCGACACGACTCAATGGCAGAACGCCCATGACTTCATCGAAGACCAGCGGGCAGCGTTCGGCCGGAAGGAGGAGCGAACATGAGCAGCTTTTACGAGATGAGCGTAGAGGTGTCGGGGTACGACCCGGCAAAGGTGGCCGAAATCCAAGCGGCGGCAGAACAGGAGTGGCCGTTTGATGACTGGTGGCGTACTGGCGACGAGAACGACAGCGCGGCAACGATGCACGCATCTGCGCAGAACTCACTGTGCGGAGGCGAAAGCGAAGAAGAGTTCACCGAGCGGCTGTCCCTGGCAATTTGGCGCGCCAACGGCGGGTATTGCCACGTTTCTGTTGACGCCACTTACCTGGAAAATCTCCCCTACGAAACGCACGAGCTGGACGAAGCAAATTACGCCCGCCTGATCCAGGACGATCGCAATTCAAGCACAGGGGACGCTCAAACGTGAAAACGACATTGACTTACGAGATTGAACAATACGAACTTCATGCAATGAAGTACCGAGTCGAAGCGACCAGTGAGGCCGAGGCTATTGCCAAGCTGTTTCAAGGTGAAGCAGAGCCAGTGTGCCAGAGCATGGATTACATCGAAGTCGCCGAAGACTTCGGCTTGCCCACCGATGAGTACCCAGAACTTGCTGAGGCTCTGCGAAAATTGGGCGTGTCGGTGGGCGACACAGTGATTCCGTCCATCCGTAGCATAGAAGAGGTCTGACGCGGCCTCTCAACAGCGCCCAACCGCAAGAGGATCAAATGGCAAAGATCAAAAAGACTAAGAAGACCACGTTGACCGTCGAGGTCGAATACAATCCGCGGAAAACCGACCCGGAAGGCTTGGCATGCGCGATGGACCGGCTCCTGGAGACCGTCCTTTCCACGCCCGGCATCATGGACGAATACGGGAACCCGGCCATCAGGGAATTCTTCGTCGCCAAGGAAACGGAAACCGAAGCGGCGCTGAAGGTGGCCGGACTGGCGTTGACGCTACCAGCCGATTCTGACCGAACGGTTGGTCGCAAGATTCAACTCCCCTGCTACGGGATCACCGTGACGTTGGCGAGAGAGAACGGGGTGGAAGAGCCGGGTAGCGGCTCCATCGTCAGTGACCTCCGCGAACACAAGACGGCCGCGAATCGACAGTACAACGCGGCTATCGACGGCCTTGAATCGCTGATTCTCGCCCATGCCTGCGCGGGAGTGGACGTGGAATCGCCGGCCTATGTTGAGGGTATTGAAACCGCCGTCGACGCCATCGCCAACCGCACGATTCCATGACGCACGACCAGCCAAACAGGAGCACACCATGAGCAGCACCTTTGACCCTGTTGTGATTCGTGTTTGGAAGGGCGACGATAGCGACGTGTTCGCGCTCTTCCCCGTCTTGCCGGCCGACAACTACGGCTACCTTTGTACCAGCTATCAACACGTCGGGCAGCACGCCGCGGCGGACTTCGGGCTGTGCATCCGCAACAGCCGGCCCGCCAGCGAAGCGGAAGCCGCCGATCTGCTAGCCGAGTTGCGAAGCATCGGCTACAACCCCCGACCGATCAAGCGAGTCGCCCCTACCATGCACCGCGCTTGCCGCGAACTGGCAAGAGCCTAAGCGTTGCGTAGCTCCCCGCCGGGCGGCCCGCCCTCACCGGGCCGCCCGGCTTCCCGAATCGTGAGGCAACCGGAGCAACAGGCCGGTGCAACGCTATGCCCAATCACCTGAAATTCTGTAGCTGCAAGACCTGCAAAGCCGGACGTCACCGGCCCGGTGCCAAGACCACAATCAAGCGCGCCAGCCGCCGCTTGCGCCATGGCGCAAAGGCCGCCCTTGCCAAGGGGAAAGAGCCGCCGGACAAGACCGGAGTAAGCTACACGGATTGAACCACCCCGGCCGCCCGCCATAAGGATTCTGGGAGGGTCCGAAACAGGGCCATAAGGATTTTCGACGCCTCACTCTTCCGCCAGCCGGTGGCCCGCCATCCGGCCGCTTCCGATTCCCACCGGCGCTGCCTAACCGTTTCACGCCTGCCTGTGGCCCGGCTGCAGTGCCTTCCGCCGGCCGGGGCGCATGATCGGGCGCATGATGGGGCGCATGATCGGCAAAGGGGACGCCGCCGCTGTCTTTTCGCCGATCGCGCGGGACCGATCGGGCCGGCCCAATCACTTTCGCGCGTTTACACGCTACAAGGCCGCCGCCCGGCCGCCCGATAGCTTCCCGGCCGCCAGCGCGCCCGCCGCCCGTCAAGCCACAATAGGCTGCGTGCCGCCGCGTAGGCCGATCGGGAGCCGGCCGCCAGCCGCTTTGACGGTCACCCCGCCGTCAATGGCCGCCTCGGCTCGGTCCACAGGCGGCTTGAAGGTCGAGCTGCCAGCCGGCCCCATCAAGCTGGCCCGGTCAAGCCGGCTTGACTACCGCGGCTTTCAGCAAGGCGGGAAGTTCAAAAGAAACTTGCGGGTCGCCGAGGATCGCGCCGGCCTTCGAGAAGGGTCGGCAACAAGATTGCGCCGACCGCGAGAAAGTGAAGCCGCGCCGGCGCGCTAGCACTTTCCGGCGCGCCATGAAACCGGATTTTGATTTTCTGTAGCCACTTCAGCCTACGGTTAGGGGCAACCTGGTGCGGCCGTTTCTGCGTCAGTTCGTGCATCGCAAAGGAGGGTTGTTTGTCGGCGCGCTTTGTCGAAAACCCCCGTGTTTTCCGGGGAAAATCGCGTGACTTCTTCGCCCGACATGGCAGAAGAGTTGATGTCGCAAACATCACTTTTCAACCCTTGGAGTGGCAACAATGAACGATGCAACGTTGGAATTCCTCCTTGACCCGATTGCTCCATGTGACAAGCCGGCAATGCGGGAATTGGTCCGCAACGGGGTACGCCCCCATAGCGGTTTGCTTTACCGTTTGCGGAATCTCCCCCGCTATGCGGAGTGTTTCGATTCGATTCTCCATGAGCTAAGCAAGCAAGTCAAACACAAGTTCCCTCCGAAGAATTGGAAACCCTCTTCCCGCAAGGCAAGCTAGCAAGCAACCCGGCCGAACGATTACGGGCAAGGGAAAAGACCCTTGCCCATTTTTTGCGCCCCGTGCAATCGCCCGAGCGCAAGCGCCGGCCCCTTCCCGCGGCGCGTACAAGCGCAGCCGGGTGGGCGGACCCGCGGCCCGTTGTCTGCCCGGGAGCAAGCGCCGGCCCCTTCCCGCGGCGCGTACAAGCGCAGCCGGGTGGGCGGACCCGCGGCCCGTTGTCTGCCCGGGAGCAAGCGCCGGCCCCTTCCCGCGGCGCGTACAAGCGCAGCCGGGTGGGCGGACCCGCGGCCCGTTGTCTGCCCGGGAGCAAGCGCCGGCCCCTTCCCGCGGCGCGTACAAGCGCGGCCGGGTGAGCGGACCCGCGGCCCGCTGTTTGCCCCGGGGGCAAGCCCCGGCCGCTATATGCCACTCCCTGCCCGTTGAAAATGAACCGCTGTTGCCGTTTCAATAGCCGATTCCATCAAGTCGGGAATGTACCAATTCTCCAAGGGGTCCAAGGGGTTCGCGTAGACACACATGCTGATGGAATCGGCTACTTGCCACGTGCCGCGGGTGTCAAGGTATTCGGCAAGGCAGCAATAGCAACCCCATAGGTCAAGGTAGCGCTCGATTTCTGCCCGTTCCTTCGCGCTGTCCGGTTCCCCGTAAACGTCGAAATAGCCCTCTTGCTCCCCCTCCGCCCGCAATCGGACAAGCCCCGCGGATTCCAAGTTGTCCCACTCCCGGACAATCCGCGCAGTGCGCAGGGATTCCCGGGCGGAGTAACCCGCCTTGCGCGCTTGCGCATACTCACGTTGCAGTGTTAGCGTCATTGTTGTTTTCCTCATAAGTCGGCAATTGTTCGCAGTAGGTCGCGCCTAGAACTCCGTCGGCGCGCAGCGCTTCGCAGCGCTCTTGCGCTTCCGATTCTTCGCGGTACTCTTCCCTAACCTCTCCTGTATCGACGTAGGAAACCACCCACAGAATCCGATACCCCAGCGCGTCCAGCGCTTCGCCTATCTCTTCTTTAGTGGCATAGCCCCCGTTTCCATCGCGGTTTTCAACGGCGCTTTGGTTGTGGTCCCACAACCACGAAAAGACTTCCCCGGCCCACTCCTCCGGTGGCGCGTAGCAATCAGCGAAACCCTCATTGCGGAGATTCTCTAGCGTTGCCTCATATTCCCGCCGGGAGTGGTCTTCTTCGTCCAAGATGGGGTAATCCGCAAGCCGCGCCGCTAGCTCATGGTAGGCGCGAAATGCTTCGGTAATCTGGCCGTTGCGGTAGACGCGAATGGCGTAACCGTCAATCCACCCACAAGCCCAATGCCCGTGATGTTCCGCCCGGACATCGGGGTTGTCCCCTTCGGTAAACGGCGCTAGCGCCTTGTCGATCGCATCGGCGTTGCTTTGGTCCAATAAGTCGGAATCCCGGTTGTGAGTGTAGACAATCGCCCACTCCTCCGAATCTTCCGGCCTATCGTGCCAAGCAAAGCAGTCAAACTTCTGCCAATTGCCCCGCGCCTCCCTTGCTGCCGTTTCCAGGTCCATTTCCCCTAGTTGCATGGTAGTTGCTCCTAGTTGCAAACCCGGTCAAGCGCGCTGGTCAAGTCACCCCGTAAGGATTCCCACCCCGTTGTACCGATGCGATTGACGGGCCGGTCAAGGTAGAATCCGAAAAGGAATTCGCATTGCCTTGCCTCTTGGCGCGCTTCCCGCATTAGCGCGCGCCAATTGTTCCCGTCTTTACTCCAGACCGGGGTATGTATCCCGTAGGTATAGAGCGCTTCCACTAGAACCGTATCGCGGTATCCGTTTCCAGTTGCGGTCTGAAGCATTGCTTCCGTGATTCCGCAACAGTCTAGCGCCGCGCTGATCTTTCCTTGCGCCTCCTGAGGCGAAACGACAGACAGAGAAACGTTGTAGGTTTCCGGCGGCGCTTCCCGTTCCCCAACCGTTTCCCGCCAGTTGAGCAACTCAATTACAAGGTAGTAATCGAATTCCCCGTTATTCTGGCGGGTCGAAATCCACTTGCCCCCGTAGGTCAGAAAATCCCTATCCCCCGTCAACCATCGAAACCGAATCATGGTAGTTGCTCCCGGTTGCTAGTTCGCCTTCTCATTCCACCTAATGCCAACGTGGAAATAACACTCTTCCCCGCTATCCGAAACCTCTTCGGTTTCCTCTTCCGACCACCCCAGCGCTTCGGCAACCGTGGTTGTGTCGCAAGCGCCGTATTCTGCCCGGATGCGTTGCTCCGCCAGTTCGTCGAAATCGAACCCAGCAGATTGCGCCATCATTTCCAAGCAGTCTTCTAACGCCTCCTCTTCAGTGTCCCCAATGCCGTACGCGCAGAAACGAAACGGGGTAAACGCGGTTCCGTATCCGGGGAAGTAGGAGGGGGAATCAATCCCCAGGAATTGAATTTCAAAATCGGCCAGAATGGTTTTCTGTGTTGCCAGCATGGTGCTACCCCCTTACTCCACAAGCCGCGCGCCACGTATACCAGCAGAAACGGCCATTGCACCCGGCGCAGACCGCGCCCACTAACTCGCAAACGCGCTCCCGTTCCGCCTTGTCGGCAATGCTGGAAATTGCATCGGCAAGCGCCCGAAAATGTTTCTTACTCATGGTGCTAGCTCCCTGTTGCGTTGCTGAAGGAAACCCGACCCGCCTTGACGGTTGCTTGATTCACTTCGTTGCCTTCCGAGTCTTCCACCCCATAAACCCCGAATGGCAGACACGCTAAAACGGTTTCCAACCAATGCCCCTCTTCCACTTCTGCCACTCGCTTCCCGGTTGCCTTGCGAATGATGCTTAACATGGTTGACCCTCACTGTTGCAAGTATTCGCGTCTTTTGTGCGATGTCTGATCTATTTAATCATGCACTTCTTTCGTCGCATGTTCAAATGTCGTCAACCAAACTTGAGCGGAATCCGCGCAGAAAGCGCCGGAGAAGAGAGAATCTTGCGGGTTGCAAGAGTTATCGGGGCAAGGTGAGCAAGCGCCGAATTCGCGCCGGAGTTGCGCCGTATATATATTGTCTGCGCGGCCGATTCTCTGCCCTATGCTCGCGGGGCAACGTGCCGAAGTAGCTTGCGGGTGGGAACTAAGATCGTAAGTTGCTTGCGGGTAATATGTTACGTCACGAGGCCACGTAAATCTCACGCGCGGTTAGAAGCGCGCGGTTAGAAAATGCGCTTCAGCCTCCCCACCAGGTCGACCCCGCGGCCCGCGGCCGGGTGAGCGGACCCGCGGGCCGTTGCCTTGCCCTAGTTCGGTTTGCTTGAACCACCGTTCAAGCAAACGCAACCGTTGCGATTGTAGGGGTCGTAGCGATGTGGCCGGCCTTGCCCGCGGACACTTCCCCCAGTAAGGGTGGTGGAGGGTCAGTCTATTTGGGAAAACCGACACAATCGGAACGGCGAGCGCGCGGGCTTGCTCCTCTGACTGTGCTCGCACGCACAAAGGGAGGTCTGACGCGGCACTGTAAACAGACGGCCCGATTAGGGCCTGTCGAAAGCCGGCCGAAAACTCATGCCGGCTACTGGAGGGGACGAGCGCGGACGGACAACGTGTGTTTACACGCGGGACGAGGGCGAGGGAGGCGGTAAGAGCGATCGAAACATCGTGGCTGAAAGCGTCACCCGCCCAGGCAAATGAGTCACCAAACTAACCCATTGCTCGACAACGAGTTGCTGCCAGAAACCTGCGTTTTCTCCTCGTTTGGTGTCCCTTTTTCCCCAATCGTTGTTAAGAAACATAGATCAGAAGTAGTAACACATATACATAGAGTGGTAATGGGAAAAAAGGCTCACCATGAGTCACCAGTCACCATGACCCGCAGGCCACTGGCGTCACAACCGCTTGCCCGCGAGAGGCTTATTGCAGTATTGCGGCGTCCACGGGCGGGTGACTGATGGTGACGCATCACTCACCCGTCCTCCAAGAACAAAGGAGGGGTGGTGAGGCCGGCCGTTACCGGTCGCCTGCGGGTGCGGGGATTGCGTCGTCGTACTCTTTCGGCGGCAGCATGCCGTGGCGATCCGTCACGGCGGGCAGCTTGCCGTCATAGTCGGCCGGCAGGCGGGCGTAGAACGATTCCAGTTCGTGGTAGTCGCCGAAGCCGGCGTTCGAGGCGAGAAAAGCCAAAGCCGCCGGGTTCCGCAAGCCGAGCGCAACGTATTGTTCGCCCGTGGCGAACTGGATCAAGATTCGGGAGAGTCCCTTCCGCGCCCAGATCTCCTGAATCACCAGTCCGAGCTGCTTCAAGTTTTCCAGCGACGCCTGCGGATCGCCGTCTTCGGGTTGAAGCGATTTTGAGGGATGAAGCGGTTGATAGGAAGGTTCGTCGGAACGGAAAAGCGTCAGCATCGGCGTGACCACATTTGCGTCCATTTGACTTTCCCTTGGAGGTGGTGTAAGCTTGCGCTACAGGCCAGAAATAAAGCGGGGTTGATTATGAATATCCATACGACAAAAGTCAAGTATGTCTCTTACCACTATCGGCAGACCGACCGCTCGGCTGTGGCGGAGTTCGTCAAGTTCAACAACGGCGCGTTGATCGCCGAATTCGTGGAAGGAAAGCGGCAGTGGCCCCGATTGGTGGAAGCCCTTGAGCAGTGCCGCCGCGACGAGGCGGTCCTGGTCATCGCGAAACTCGGCCGCCTTGGGCGAAACGCCAGGTTTCTCGCGATCTTGCTTGAGAGTCGCGTGGACTTCGCGTGTCTCGATAACGAGCAGTGCAACAAGTTCACGGTCCACATCCTGGTCGCCTCGGCCGAGGAGGAGTCGCGGCGGATCAGCGAGCGGACGAAGCGGACCCTGGCCGAGGCCGTCAAGAGGAAGGGAATCAAGCTGGGGTCGGCACGGCCTGGCCATTGGGAAGGTCGGGAGCACTTGCGGGGGACGAAGAAAGCGATCGCCCAGTCGGCAAAGTTGCGGCGGCAGCGCACCGAAGAGACTTACCGCTTCATCATGCCGACCTTGAAGGAAATGCGGGAAGCCGGCAAGACGATGGACGAGATCGCCGAATGGTTGAACAACAATGGGCATACGACTACGGCTGGCCATCCATTCAATCAGGTGTCGGTGTGGCGGTTGCTGAAACGCTACCTCGGTGACGGTTTTCTGGGCAAAGTCAAGGATCGCGGCGGCAAGCCGCAAATCATCCCGTGCATGGAGAAGACGGCGTGACGGCTGCAAAACAAAGGGCGAAGCCCCGCGACAGCGGCGAGCAGCCGACGGCCGTCGAATATCCGCTGGCCAACGGGTATCCGTTCCGTGCCGGCCCGTACATGCCGCCGAGCGTCAAGGTCGGTTCGACGGTCCACGACGAGTATTACGGGGATGTCACGGTGGAAGGCATGACTGAGGCGCCGATTCCCTGGCCGGGCTTCCACTGCAAGCGTGGCCGGCACAAGGGCCTCATGCCGATTCTGTTCGCCGGCCTGGTCCGCGCCGTGGCAGAAGAAGACGAGGTGGCCGTAGCACACTTCTGGGGCGTGACCCGATACATGGTCAACGAGTGGAAGCGCGCCCTGGCTGGCTGCGAAGAGTCCAACGCCGTGTTCACGGCCTTGGCGATCAAACGAGCCGATCCCGCCTTTCGCTGGAAGTACGGCTATCCGCAGGTCTGATTGCGGGTTCCGGCCTCTTGGTTTCATCCGGGCTCACCTCGTGTTCATCTTCAAGCGTTTCAAGTTGCCGCTCTAGTTCGACTAATTCCGCATCCTCGGTCTCCAATTGCGATTCGAGCCGCTTGACGGCCTCGGTCTTCCGCGCGACAAGCTGGCGCAGGTCGTCTATTTTTATGCCTGTTGCGATTGGGTGGGTCATAGAGGGTTCACCAGGCCGTTGCGTGTAAGCTTCATCGCCATCGAGCAGGCAAGTGACCAGGTTTCTGAGCGGCTGTCAGCAAGGGCGACGATGGTGTGCCCACAACTCTGGGCACTCAACCACCAGCTACCATCGTAGGCTTGCTGCGCGTCGTCCAGGGGCTTCCAGCCGAGGCATCGCAGCCGACACCGCATTTCCGCGATCAACATGATGCACCTGTGAGATCGATGTCGGCAACAAGGCCCACCTGTGGCAGACCGGGCCAGCTCATGACTGTGGACAGAGCGCGAACCCTATCGCGTAATTCGTCGAACTGTTGAGCAAGACGATCGCGTGCGGTCATGCAGGCCCCGAAAAAAGACAGGGGAGCGTCAAACCAGACTGCTCCCAACGCCCCGACCAAGGGGCAACGTGAAACAGTGCCGGCCGACGCTCCCCCTTTCGGGGAAGCGCGGTCAAGCACTGCCTTCACGTTCAAGGGCTCGGAAGCCCAGGTTGGTCGTTCGTTGGGAAGCAGTGACTCGACGCTTGCGCGTCAATTTCAAATTGTCGATTCAATCCTACCTCATCCCACCCCCCGGTGCAAACCCCGGCACAAGGGCCACAAGGGTTGCGGCGAGCATCGGTCCGGAAACGGAGAGCCGAGCAGCGACTGGATTGGCCCTCCGGTAGGAAAACGTTCACCGGGCCGCACAAGCCTCGCGCACCCAGCTCCGCATGACGATAGGTTGGGCCACCGCGCTGGTGTTCCTCGCTGGGTGCCCCCGCTTGGATCGTGAGGCGTGGGATGGCGCCCCGGAATGCCATCTCGACGTTCGTGGATGTCGCGCCTTGCTGAAAAGCCGTCCCCGCCACTCCGAAAATCTCGTTTGGCGATTTGACATTCAGCCATTTCGTGGTATGATAATACTAGAAGGACACACCACGATGACCGCACGCTTCATTCCGTACTACCGCGTCAGCACCAAGCGTCAGGGCAGGTCGGGCTTGGGTCTTGAGGCCCAACAAATGGATGTCTTGAAGCTGATTGCTGAGTCGGGTGGCAGCGAGATCGCCCACTACACCGAAATCGAGACAGGAACGACCCCCGATCGACCGGAGCTGGCGAAGGCCCTCGCCCATGCGAAGCTCTCCAACGCCACGCTGGTGGTCGCCAAACTGGATCGGCTTGCCCGCAACGTCGCCTTCACGGCAGCCTTGATGGAGTCGAAGGTGGACTTCGTATGCTGCGATTGCAAGGGGGCCAACACCCTGACGCTACACATCTTGGCTGCCGTGGCCCAAGAGGAGGCGCGACTTATCGGCGAGCGGACGAGAAAGGCCCTGGCCGCCGCCAGGGCCCGTGGCGTCAAGCTGGGCTCGGCCCGCGAGGGTGCGTGGCAGGGCCGCGAGCACCTGCGAGGGTTCAGGAAGGCGACGCAGCGGTCGGCCGCGAAACGTCGCGCCGAAACCGACAGGAAGTACGCCCACCTGGTCCCGACGATAAAGGAACTGCGGGCCGACGGACGCACGCTGGACGAGATCGCCCAGTGGCTCAACGAAAACGGCCACTTCACCCGCGATGGCAAGGCTTACACCAAACCGGCTGTATGGCGACTGTTCCAGCGTCACGCATCCGAGTGTTTGGGTAGGATCAATCGCTTTCGCACCCTGGAAGGTGCTTTGCCGGCACATTGACATGCACCCATTTCGATGCATGGCTACACTATAGCCAACGTTTACACAACTCTTGGAGACGCACCCGTGATCCGCGAAGACTGGCTGCAACAGATGATCGACTTGCTCCGACCCGATTTCGAGCAGATCGGGGCGCCCCTGCCCGAGAAGATTCGCGTTTCGTGCGGTTTTCCTTCGAAGTCCGCCTTGGCGAACAAGGCCCGCCGCATCGGCGAGTGCTGGGGCGTCGAGAGCAGCGAAGACAAGTCGTTCCAGGTCTTTATTTCCCCGCTGCTCAAGGAGAGCATCGAAGTCACCGCCACCCTGGTTCACGAGTTGGTTCATACGGCCGTGGGGATCGACTGCAAACACCGTGGGCCGTTCCGGCGAGTCGCCAAGGCCATTGGGCTGGAGGGCAAAATGACGGCCACGGTCGCGGGCGAGGCGTTGCAGACCCGGCTCAAAGAACTAATCGAACAGCTTGGCGACTACCCACACGCCCGCCTGGTGGCCAGCAACCGGCCGAAGACGCAGACCACGCGGATGCTCAAAGTCACGTGCCAACAGTGCGGTTGCGTGGTGCGCATGACCCGCAAGTGGTTGGACGAAGCCGGCCTGCCGACCTGCGGCTGCGGTGGCGAAATGGTGGAGGAAGAGGGCAGTGAAGAAGGGGGCGACGAATGAACGGCACCGAGTTGACCAGCGCCAAGACCTTCGGCCGGCGCGATACGGGACGCGAGCAGTTGAGCACGGTATCCCGGTGGTGGCAATCTGTGGTCGAGTACCTGGGCAACGGCAATGGAGAAAGCCAATGAGCAGCAATCTCGACAAACTGCGTGGCGTGTTGGGCATCGTCGGTGGCCGGGAATCCGAAGTCCTGGGCATCGCCATCAAACGCATCAAGGAATTGGAAGGAACAGTTGAGCAACTCGAAGGCCAACTGACCGAGCAGGGTCAGCAATTGGAAAGGACTCGCGACAAGACCGACTGACCGCGGCCGAAAATCGGAACTGGCGGCTGCCGCCATCCGGGCAAATTCAATCCATGACGTTACATCTTTGAGGTACAACCCATGTTTCTTCTCGTCCAGAATCCCGGCGTGGCTCCCGTGGAAGGCTTCACTTTGCTTGGCGTCAGCACGACCCGCGATTGCGGCGTGGAAGGCGCGATCGGCCAGTTTGGCAGCGGCAACAAGCACGCGATTAACGTGCTCTTGCGGGCCGGGCTCAAGGTTATCGTTTACTGTGGCAAAACCCGCCTGGACTTCCAGACCCGTGACGACGAGATCGACGACGGCCTGACTCGCAAGCTGGTCAAGCGGGTCATGTGCAAATTGGGCGGCACGTCCACTCGGACCATCGATCTGGGTTGGGTGCTCGACTTCGGCGCGATCGACTGGACCGACCTGGGCATGGCGATGCGCGAGTTCATTAGCAACGCCATCGACCGCACGCTCCGCGAAGAGAACGGCGAGTTCATTCCGGCGCTTTCGGATGCACGGCTGTGCGTTATGCCAGTCGAAGACGAGAAGGTCAAGGCGAAGGACGGCTACACCCGCGTGTACGTGGAGCTGAACGAGGAAGTTCGGCGGTATTTGGACGAGTTGCCCAAACGGTTCCTGCATTTTTCCGGTCGCCCCGAGCAAGTCAAGCAGTCGTTCCTGCCCAAGGCGACCCGGAACCTCAACGGCAAGAAGACCGCCGTGATCTACCGGGCCGGCGTCTGGGTCCGCGAGATCGAAGAAGCGACCGACGATTCGGTCTATGACTACAACTTCAAACAGGCCGAATTGCAAATCGACGAATGCCGCAACAGCAGCGATTACACCATCAAGGCGGCGATCGCCAAGTTGTACCGCAAGGCGTCCGCCCCGGAGTTGGTCCCGGTGTTCAAGGCCCTGGTGGACCAGAAGCCGGCCTTCGAGGACACGTTGGACCCACACTACATCTGCCCGTCGTGGGAGACGCCCCAGCCCGAGCAGCAAAAGAACTGGCAGCAGGCGTGGCAAGCCGTGGCTGGCGATGCGATTCTGTGCGGCCCATCCGCCACGATCGTCGAGTTTGTGGAGAGGAAGGGCTACGCCGCCAAATCCATCAGGGCCGACAACATCGTGACGGCCGCCGCCCGCTTCGGTGTCAAGACCGATGCCCAGGTGCTTACGGAGAACGAGAAGCAGGGCCGCGAGAAGCTGCCCGCCACGCCGGCTGCTGTTGAAGCTGTCGATACAGTATGGGGCTGGCTCGTCAACCTGAGCATGACCAACGACAAGGCGAAGCCAGCGGTCGGGTGCTTTCGCGACGTGATGAATGGCGGAAGCCGGTTGTTGGGCTTCTGCGACGAAACGGGCGTCTACATCGCCGAGGATCATGCCAGCGGCGTCACGAAGATGGTGCTCAAGACTGCCTTGGAGGAAGTCACTCATTGGGTCACGGGTGCGACCGACACCAGCCGCGACTTTCAGGACTTTCTGCTTCGGGTGGTGGTAGAGATGGCAAGCGAAAGTGCCGTGGTGTCGGCAGCCCAATAGCGAGAGGCACGCAGATTCGGTCGGGTGTAAGCCCCGCCCGACACGTTTGCCCTTCATTTTATCTACGGCATCATTGAACCATGACTCCTGCTGAAGACACACTTGCAAGGATCAAGGCCCGGCGCGAAGAGCAGGCCCGGCTCTACCGCATTCTCGACCTTTGGGCCGCAGTTCAGGCCCAGGGAACCGAGCCGGAAGAAGTCGAATCGTTCGGCTTCGACCCGAAGCTGCTCACGCCGACGCTGGAACGTGAACGCCGGCAAGGGATGGCGCGGGGCCATGATCCCTACGTCGAGCGGCTGCCGACTGGTCAGCACCGGCCCTTGATCTTCAATTACGTCAGGCTCAAGGCCGGCGACATCCGACCCCTGCATCCCGTCTTGGAGGCCGTGTACTGATGGGAAAACGAGGCAAAATCATCGCCGAAATCGAGCGGCAGATCGGCCGGCTGGAAGACCAGCCGGGTCAGTGCCTCTATTACGCCCACCACACGGCTGCGGTCTTGTGTCAGCACGGGCTGCCGGCGGTGATTCAAGCTGGCTCGCTTCAATGGCCGCGCGTCCGTCGTGTGGAAGACGATGGCCAAATCGACACTCATTTTGCCTACATGTGGACGCCGACTTCGTCAGAAAGCGCCTTATCGGTCGCCTTGGGCAACCTGCCGGAGATCCACGTCTGGGTCGGAATTCTGAACAGCCAAGAAATCGTGGACTTCACGACGCGCCACTTGCGGTCAGCGGCCGAAGCCCGCGGAATGGCCTGGACTGCCGCCGATCCGCCACGCTACCTGTGGTGCCCAGCGGCCGGCGCGCCGGATTGGGTGGTCTACCGGCCGGATCGTGATGCCTCGATCTATGCTTGCACGCTGCTGAAACGCCTGTTCGATCCGGCCTACTTGAAGCGAGGTCGGCGATGAACTTGAACGCTGGACTCTAACTATGAGCGACCGACCGATGTTCGCGTTAGGCCAGTTGGTGGTGACCCCTGGGGCGTTGGCGCAGTTCGAGGAAGCCGGGCAGCGGCCGACGGAATTCCTGGCTCGCCAAGTGTCCGGCGACTGGGGCGACCTGGGCGTGGAAGACCGGCGGGCCAATGACGACGCCATTGCCCAATGTGCCCGGATTCTCAGCGCCTACCATCTTGACACGGGCGTGAAAATCTGGATCATAACCGAGGCTGACCGGTCTTCAACGTGCATCCTGCTTCCCGAGGAATACTGACATGGCTGTCGAACGCGAGATTCTGGACTGGGGCGTGCGATTGACGGTCCGCCCCTACACGGGTGCAAATGCCTCACTGATAATCAAGTCAGAGATTGCCGCCTACAAGTCGGGGAAGGGCTCTGAAGTGCGGATCACCTTTCCCGGCACCTCTTTGGCAAGCCCGCTTCGCTTGCTTGACGCCCAAGCGTGGAACGAGGGCATGACTGCCATCATCAACGAGACCCGCCGCATCGTCGCCGACATGAAGGCCGAGGCGACCAAGGGCGAATCGAAGAAGAAGCGCTAGCTGTCAGCCGGCCAGCGTGTTGTCGGGCGGGAATTTCGGAGCGCCATGGCTTTGGGGAATGCTGCCCCCAGGGCCATCGTTACGATTGCCGGTCAAAAGAAAGACCCTACCAGGCGACGACACCGCAACGCCGAGCGTCTCATTTATTGGTCGATGGTCTGTTTCACGCGTCACGGGTAGTTGGGACGGTCAATCTCCGCTCGACGGCAACGCGTTTCCCAGTGCGCGTCGGTGTGTCGCAACTGGCGCGCGATGACTTTCTCCCCATCCGTGGCACGACGCGGCATTGCATCCGCCCGTTTCCTTGACGAAGGGGGGGTGGCGGTTACGCTCAAATACCGTCAGAGAGTTTAGCGAGGAGGGGCGCGGATGGAGGATTTTTGGTGGCGACTGGAGGCTCTCCTAGGCCGGCACGCGCCCGCAGTTTACTACGCCTGCATGAACCCCCGGCCTCGGGGCGGAGATGATTCTCTCTTCCGTTCTGGGTCGTGTTACCCCGTGGCTATTTCCGGGAGTGTGCCGCCGTCAGTGGCGGTTGGTCCTGCTGCGATTCACTGATCACACGGGTAGTTGAGAAGATTGATATGCCGCCGTTGACCGCCTTTCAGCATGAAGAGGCTCGTAATCTCGCGTATTCTCTCTCGTTGAAGCGAGGGAACGGGAAGATTCCGCCCTACGAGCCAGCGATGGCGCGTGGCGACTTCTTCGAGGCTGCCGGCCATGCAGCTCTTTATGAGCCAGATCCGGCCGATGAAGCTGCCGATCGACTAGTCCCAGTCGCTCTGCGACACCACTCGCAGTACGAATCTGTTGACACGAACACGGCCGCGAACTTCGAGGCTACCTGTAATGCCCTAAGCGATGACGAGTATTGGACTATCCTAGGTCACATCTGGGTTCATGCTCCTAAGAAGAACACCGAATTCAAGCACGAGCACTCCCAGAGATACCGGCGGCTGTTTGCAAGTCCCCGCCTAGGGTTGGTGAAGTTGATGACCCCGGCAGAGCGATCTTTTCTATTGACTCGTAGCGACCCTCTGAGGGTTTATCGCGGCTGCCAAGAGAACCTTAACAAGCGCGGCTTGAGCTGGACCTTTGAGCTGCCGGTCGCGATCGACTTTGCGTATGAATACTACAAAGCCCACAAAGTCTACCTGACTGGGGAATGCGCGGTCACCGATGTCATTGCATATTTCAACTTCTCGAAAGAGTTCGAGGTCATTATCCCAGGCGAGAAGGTCAATGTAACTTCGACCGACCCAATTCCCTGCCCAATACCGAACCACCTTTTGAGGCAATAATCAACACCGCCCGCACTTACAGGGTCTGACGAAGACCCCATGCCCTCTTACGCGGTGCGAAACCACGCTCATCTGCCCCTTTTCTTGGGCGCTTCCGACCTTCGGGCCGAGGCGGTGTCGCTACCGACGTGCGCTGCGGTTCGTTTCGCTGGCCATTCGGCCGTCCAACTGTGGAATGGTCGTCGACGATAGCCTGCCCGACTTGCGTGGCCGGCGGTGCCGCTGATTGGCAACAGTGGTAATATGGGGGGGTGGAAGCCGCTGCTCGGTTTTGACTCGTCGCCAGTCGCCAGGTGTTCACATTTTGCCCAAATCGGTTATAATTCGGGGTTTCACCCCGTCTAAACAGTGTATCCGTTTGCCTCTGTCGGGTTATTTCCGAGCGCCGGTGATGCTCTCAACGTTGCAAACGTGGGCGAGTGAGCATGAAAGACACGCCGAGCCTTGAGCGGGAACTTGAGCGACGCGCTGCGAAAGACGCGAACGCTGAGAATCTGTGGCATCGGTACGAGACGATGCGACAGTACTTGGAAACCGAGTACTACGAGTGGGTGCAAACCGCATGCCCGTACTACACGGATCATGGCAAGCCGCACATCCAGTCGGTCATCCAGACTGCCGGCTACCTGCTCGCACCGCGGTTGAAGAGCAAATCGGATCTCACGACGATGGATTTGTTCCTCATGCTCGCCGCCATCATCTGGCACGACGTGGGCATGGTCTATGGTCGTTCGAATCATGCCGATCGGGTGCTCAAGTTGATGGAGAGCATCCGCACGCTTGGCTTCCCATGCCCTACGACACAGCGCCTCGTCAACGAGATCGTCCGTGCGCATGCGGGCGACAGGGGGTTGAGCGTCCCGAAACCCGACGAAGATTGCGCGATGGGCTCCGTCACGTACCAGGTGTATCCCCGAACACTCGCCGCCGTCTTGAAGTTCGCCGATGAGGTGTCCGAGAACCGTTCACGCATTAGTCTTGCACTGCTTCCCGACGTACCGGAAGGCCAACAGATCTACTGGCAGTACGCCAGGGCGGTCGTGAGCGCCCGGCCGGAACCGGAGCGTGAGAGAATCGTCGTGACGATCGAACTCGACACGGATGCGATTCTGCGTCGGTGCCCCTGCAGAGACTTCCACGGGCGCTGCGATGGTGAGGGAAAAATCTCCGTGCTGGAGTACGTCCTGTGCCGACTGGAGAAAATGAATAACGAACGGATTTACTGTGGCACGAGCCTGGCGAGATACGCATCTATCCGGGAGATCGAGGCCCGGCTGACGCTCGTCCGAGGAGCCGAACGCCACGGCGGCTATGACACCCTGACGCTGCCCATCGGCGATTGCGGCCTGGACCACACGTCATATCCGGGCGTCGGACTGTTCCAACCGTTCTTCGAGCGCCACCCGCAGTGGCGTCCGGAGACCCTTGCCGAGGCGCTGAAGCCATGACCGATATGAATACACTTGCGACTCCCGGCCTGTTACCCGGTAACCCTTTCGTGGTCGAGAGCCCGGAGAAGTTGCCCCCGGAGCAACTCGTCGGCCTTTTCATCGAGCAGTACACGCAGATCGAAACGGTCCGCCAGCGTCGGCACACGTTCATTTGGGGGTCGAGAGGCTCCGGCAAGAGCATGATGCTGCGGTACTTGGAGCCACAGTGCCAGGGCATCGTGCATGGCGGGATCGAGAAGGTCTTCAGCACGTCCGAACCATTCCTCGGCGTGTACTGCCCCTGCAAGGAAGGGCAGTTGAACAAGACGGAATTCGAGACGCTCGATGAGTCGGCGACGGCGATCTTGAGCGAGCACCTCCTGAACATCACCATTGCGGATCGGCTGATTGTGTGTTTGCGCGATCAGTTCGCGGCCGGCGTGATCGGCGTATGTGAGCTGACGGCGTTCGCGAAGAAGGTGATCATGCTCTTCGAGCCGGCATCGATTGCCGCATCGGGGCGAGGAGCGACGGAATCGAACGACATTGCCGTTGATCCGCTGGGCTGGCTGCACCGATTGTTCAGCCTGGAGAATCTGAAGATCGGAGGATTCTTGCGCTGGCGGTGCCTCGGCCGCGGCGAGACGCAGTACGAGGGGGCGACCAGCGGCTACCATGATTTCCTGTTGCCGTTCATGCAGTTGGTAGGCGACCTTCCGGTGATCCGTGGTGCGTCCGTGTATGTGCTCCTCGATGATGCGGACCGCCTAAACCGAGTGCAACAGAGGATCGTCAACAGTTGGGTCGCGAACCGAGATAACCAATGGCTTTGCGTGAAAGTCTCGGCACAACGGGAGAAGTACGACACGCTCCTGACGCTACGGGGCGGCCTGATTGAGCAACCGCATGACTACTCGGAAGTCAACGTGGAGGAGTTGTACACCCAATCGAAGTCCGACTACGCCAACAAAGTACGACTCATCGCCGAGCGCCGCCTGACGTTGTCCCCGCTCCCGGAGAAGAACATCGACCAGTTCCTCCCGGTGAATGACACGGAACGGCAGCGCTTCGACGACATCAAGAAAGAGACGGCAGAGGAGTGGCACAAGGCGGGAGAGCCGGGGAGGCAGGGCGACTACGTCACGCGCTACGCGACGGCGCGGCTGTTTCAGGAACTGAAACGAAAGAAGCAGCGCAAGAGCTATGCTGGATTCCAGAACCTGGTGCATCTTTCGTCGGGCATCGTGCGGGACTTCCTGGAACCATGCTATCTCATGGTGGACGCATGCGTGAAGAAAGGGGCGAAGCTGGGTGAACTGCGCGCAGTACCGCCGAGCGTGCAGGATGAAGTCTGCTACCGGTACTCGGAAGAGTTCCTGGACGTGAAGCTCCAGGATATCCGGAAGGATCTTCCGCCGGAGAATTGGAGCCAATTGGACGCGTTGCGCACGTTGATCGAGTCCCTGGGGCGTCTCTTCTACGAACGGCTGCATGATCCATCGGCGCGCGAGGCTCGCGTGTTCTCCTTCACTGTGCGCGAGTCGCTCTCGTCGAACCTGGAGGAAATCCTGCGACTCGGCGTGCAACATCGGTACTTCCAACGTCGCACCTACAGCACGAAAGAAGGCGGTGGACGCCAGCCCTGGTACATCTTGAATCGTCGCCTGTGCCCGGTCTTCAAGCTCGATCCAACGGGCTTTGAAGGACGTATCCAATTGAGCTCCGACCATTTGGAGCTTGCTTGCAGCGATCCTCCTCGGTTCGTCCGGATGCGTCTCGGCGTGGTGGAGGACGACGAGAACAGACCACTATTCCCGAGCGACCCTGGGGAGGAGAAGGAATGAGTCCCTTCCGATGTACGATTGCCCAAGCGATTCGGGATCAGGTGCTTCAGCCGGCAATTGTTGGCAAGCCTGACGATCTGTTCCTCGCGTGCGCGAGTTTCGAGCCGCGGAGCGTGAAAGCCGCGGAGTGCCTGCCGCCGACATACCGGGCTCGCCAGGCGATCATTTACGCCAACAGCGAGTGCCTCGAAGGCTGCCAGGGTGTGGGTACACGGCCGCACTTGTACCAGTTGATTACAATTCTCGCGCGACACGCGGATCGGGTGGATGTCGTGGAGGGTTCGCTGTTCGACGCACCGAAGCAACTGGAGACGCTACGGAAGGCGTTACTGACGGACTGGCAGCCGCAGGATCAGCAACCCACGGTGACGATCGACACGACGACGTTTAATAGGGAATCGCTTCTCATCGCCTCCGCCCTCCTCCGATCGTTCGAGCCCAAGCCCACGGTGCGCGCAGTCTACGTGTCTCCGGCCGACCATGGATCGTGGCTGAGTCGAGGATTCCGTAGCGTCCGGAACGTCGTTGGGTTCTCGGGTGTCCAAGACCCGAGTCAGCCGACGGTCTTGGCTGTCCTCGCTGGGTTCGAGCCTGATCGTGTCTTGAAGGTCATTGATGAGCATGAGCCGAAGAAGGTGCTCATGGGCATCGGCGATCCGCCGACGACCGAACGGTTCCTGGCTCGCAATATCGCGGAGCAGGAGTTGGTGTTGTCCCGTCAGGACGTGGAGGAGTTCCGTTTCGCAACTGCCGACATCCACGAATGTTATACGCAGTTGCGGTGCCTGGTGGAGCCGTGCCTGCGAGAGAGCAACGTCGTACTGGCTCCCATGAGCACCAAGCTGTCCACGCTTGCGGTGCTGCTGCTCGTGGAGGAGTTTCCGCAGATACAGGTCACGTACTGTGTGCCCGGCGAATACAACGTGCGGGACTACTCGTCGGGAGCCGATACACTGTTCATCGACGGGCTGCCTCCATGAAGACGGCCAAGACTCGGAATGTGAATCGCGTGAAGCGCCTGACGGCGCTTCTGCTGCAAGAGTACGGCTTGCCGAAGCTGGGGAACAAACGGAATGCCCTCGACGAGCTGGTCTTCATCCTCCTCTCGGAGAAGACTGATGAGAAGAAATACCGTAAGGCGTACGCGAACCTGAAGGCGAGTTTCGGAACATGGAATGCGGTACGGACGGCGACATTGGCCGAGATCCGTAAGACTATCGCCTGTGCCGGTATGGGACAACGCCGGGCGAAACTGATCCGCGACATGCTGCGAAGCATCGTGGCACGCCACGGCAAGCTGACGCTCTCCTGGCTAAAAGGGATGGAGCCTGACGAGGCCGAGCGTGCGCTCGTGGCGCTACCGGGCGTAGGCAAGAAGGCGGCACGCTGCGTGCTCCTATACTGCTTCGACATGCCGGTGCTTCCGGTAGACATCCACACCTTTCGCTTGGGCGTCCGGTTGGGATTCGTGTCGCGTCGCCTGTCGTACGACGCGGCGCACGCGGCATTGCAGGATGCCGTGCCTGCGGAGTCTCGCCATGGATTCCACGTGGCCGCGGTCGCACATGGACGCGCGCGCTGCCATGCGATCGAGCCCCAGTGTGATGGGTGCTGTCTCCGGCGCTCCTGTTCACACGGCCGTGCGGAAAAACCGTTGCCGGTCGCCGTTCGGCCGAAGCCACTTGCGGTCGATCTGTTCGCGGGGGCGGGTGGCATGAGTGTCGGGTTCCAAGAAGCGGGGTTCTCAATCGTGCAGGCCGTCGAGGAGGATCTGCGCGTCGCGACGACCTACCGGCACAATCACCGAAACACGGATGTGGTCCAAGAAGATATTCGGACTGTCGATCCAAAGGCGATCATGCGGAAGCTCGCGCTGCGACCGGGCGACCTGACGGCGATCATCGGCGGGCCGCCTTGTCAAGGCTTTTCTGAATCGAACCGGCGGACGCGGACGCTCGATAATCCCCGCAATCATCTGTACCAACAGTTCTTGGATGTCGTGGACGTAATGCGACCGGCTTGGTTCGTCTTGGAGAATGTGGCCGGCCTTCGCACGCTCGGCGGCGGCGAAGTACTGCAAGCGATCATCGGGGGTGCCAAGGATTTCGGCTACAAGGCGGAGTGTCGCGAATTGAATTCGGCAGAGTTCGGCGTCCCGCAGGTGCGCCGACGAGTGTTCGTCATCGGGAATCGCCTGGGAATCTCCATCCCGTTTCTCGAAGCGACGCACGGGCCGGAGAAACAACCGCTCGTGTCCGTCTGGGCGGCGATCGGGGATCTGCCGCTCCTGCGGAATGGAGATGAGACCGATGTCCTGCCGTATAGAGCGGACGCTACGCTGTCCGCGTACCAGGTGATGATGCGATCGAAAACGAACGGCGTCGTGCAGGGGAACCTCGTGACGTGCAACGCGGACTACGTTCTCCAACGGTACAAATGCATCAAGCCAGGACAGAACTGGGAGGCGATACCGCACAAGCTGCTGAGGAACTACAAGGACTACACCCGTTGCCACACGGGCATTTACTTCCGCCTGAAGCGAAATGAGCCATCGAAGGTGATCGGGAACTTCCGGAAGAACATGCTGATTCACCCGACGCAGAGCCGCGGTCTGTCAGTCCGGGAAGCGGCGAGATTGCAGTCATTCCCGGACTCGTACGAGTTCTTGGGATCGATCGGTTTCCAGCAGCAGCAGGTGGCGGACGCGGTGCCGCCGCTCCTTGCGGCTGCGGTGGCGCGGGCGATCCTCCGTGCCGATAGGCAGCAATAGTTGGGAGGAGTCGAAGAACCATGGAAAAAGAATGGGAGAAGTTGAGCCGGCCGCGGGTGGAGGCGTTGGATGAGATCCTCGGTGTGCCGTTCAAAGTCCTCGATGATGGCTTCGTGCGCGTCATCGACTACATGGGATCGGACGAATCCATCGTGCAGGCGGCGCGCGTCTCGTACGGCACGGGAACCAAGAAAGTACGGGAAGACCAGGGGCTGATACGCTACTTACTGCGGCATCGCCATACGACGCCCTTCGAGATGTGCGAAATCAAGCTGCATGTGCGCGTCCCGATGGATACGTGGCGACAGTGGATTCGGCACAGGACGGCGAATGTGAACGAGTACTCGACACGGTACTCGGTGGCAATCGACGCGGCGCAACGGACGACCCCAGGAGAATGGCGGAAGCAGTCCCAGACGAACCAGCAAGGGAGTAGCGGTACCGTCGATGCGGAAGTCGGGGCACATCTCTCCGATCGCGAGAAGGCTGTACAGGTACTGGCACGTGACGTCTACGAAGAGCGCCTTCGACTGGGCATTGCAAGGGAGCAGGCGAGAAAGGATTTACCTCTAGCGACGTACACGGAGGCGTACTGGAAGATCGATCTGCACAACCTGTTGCATTTTCTCCTGCTCCGCATGGACGCACACGCGCAGCAGGAAATTCGCAGCTACACGAATATCATTGGGCAAACGATCGTCAGCAAATGGTGCCCCCTCACCTGGCAAGCATTCCTGGATTTTCAGTTGCAAGCAGTTTCATTCTCCCGCCTGGAATTGGAAATCATCCGCGCACTGCATAGTGGCGATATCGCGATGGCCGTGCGGCGGGCCGAAGAGGAAGGATTGCTCGTGCGGGAGGAGCAAGGCTTTCGGCGGAGCAGGGAGCGCGATGAGTTGGAGGAGAAGCTGAGCGTAATAGGCTTAGAGGTGCCGTGGCGCGAAACGCGCTGACGGCACCTTCGCCCCACAGCCGAAGTTAGAAACAACCATGGGACTCCCTGCAATTGGCGAGATAATCGACGGCCTTTTCAAGATAGAACGGAAGCTCGGCAGCGGAGCCACCGGGACGGTCTTCGAGGTTCAGCTCAGTGTTCCGTGGACATCGTTCCGAGCAGGTGAACGATTCTGCTTGAAATGGTACGCCCCCGCGATTTTCGAACGCGAAGAGGCGCGGATAATAATCGCGCGGCGAATTAGAGAGTCGATGGTCGGCAGTTACCTGGCACACCCGAACCTCGTGAAGGTCCACGATACAGCCGCCTTCTGGAAGGATGGCTTGCCGCGGTACGTGGTGATGAGCCTTATTACAGGCGAGACTCTGGAAAGCCTGACCAGCCGTGGACCTGTGCCCACGGATTTGGCTCGGAATCTGCTCCTCGGAACCGCCAATGGACTGAAAGCGCTGCACGATCACGGTATTCTCCATAGAGATGTGAAATCCGCGAACGTAATGCGCGACAGTGGCGGCCAAGCGGTGTTGCTCGACCTGGGCGTCGTGCGACTTCAGAGCGAAGCGACCGTTACCAATTCACAGAGTTTCTTGGGAACTCTTCGGTTCGCAGCGCCCGAATGGCTGTTCCGGGAGGAATGCAGCACTTCTTCGGATGTCTATTCGTTGGGCACAATAGGCTATCAGCTTCTTACCGGGCAGCCGATTTTTTCCGATATTGGTCTCTATTCTCGGCTGGTGATGGCCGTCCGAAACCAACCCATAGAGATCGAGGATTCCGGCTGGTCGCCTGAGCGGAGATACCTCGGCAACGTTGTGCGGCGAATGCTCGCAAAGGAGCCCGAAAGCCGACCGAGTCTCGATGTGGTAATCGAGTGCTTGAGCAATTACCGCCGCCGCGACGCGTGGTCGTGGCTTGAACGCAATGGCATCTTTCGGAAGTTGGGAAGCGACCTCGGTTCGGATAGCCCTCGGCAGCGACGATTCGTTCAGGCAGTCCTAGAACTTTACGGTGAAGAGACTCTCCGTCGCCTCATGCGAGAAAACCACACGGACCAGGTTGTGTCCGACCCACGGCTGCGGCGGATGTTCTATTTGATGAGCACGGGAGAAGCCGTGAAAGACTACTTGTCGACGCCAGCCGAAGGGCGCAAGGTGTGGGTTGAGGCGATCCTAGGAGCTTACGATGATACGCACTATGCTGGCGCGTGTGCAGAACTCGAGGGGCGATCAGATCTTCTCGACGAAGTGTATCAGAGCGAATCCTCCGAAGAGATCAGGGCGCAGATCAAGCCGATGGTTGATGCTGCACGAGCCGAATTTGACGAGGAGTTCGACGCTGCCATGCTTGAAGGTGGCGGCGATTAGGGCTCCTCACAATCTTCGCAGCCTACCAGACTGATTGATGCTTCAAAGGCAAGCACGCTTTCCGGCGGCAACAAGAACGCTGGGACGGAGAGTCTGATGGCAGGATCCGCTTGGAAATGGTCGCCTAACATGCCGTTGCAGCAGACGAACGTGGGGCGCTTGCGTCCGAACGCTACGAAGTTGCGCCGAGCGATGAGCCCATATGCTCAGATGGTTCCTGGCTTGCTTCAGAATGGAACCGATTACCGAAACATCGCAGGTCCACTACCGGCCGCGGCGTGTGAGCGGCCGGCTCATTTCTGCTCGCGTTGAGCATCCAAGACCGCCTTGTCCATCTGCGCTGCCAGTTGTGTAAACGCGCGGTTGCTGCGGTGCTGCCGCTTGAACTCTGCGCACCGTGGATGGTTGGGATCGCCCGTCTCGATCAACAAGGTCCGGTAGACCTGGCCGGGCGGTGGCGCGGGGTGCGTGTCGATGGTGTACCGCCCGGCCGGGATAAAGCCGTCCAGGCAGAGTACGTTTAGGATCAGGCCCACGTTGCGGGTTCGGCGGCCTTGGCGGATGCGGTCGGCCTCCTGCCGGGCGCTCATTGCCGGTGGCAGCGCCGGACTGACCAGGTATTCCGGACACATTCCGGGCGTGACCCCAGCCGCCAACAGGAAGTCGAAGCCGTCCATCCGGTACACCCTCGCCAGGAAAGCTTCCAGGTGCCGCTGTTTGACGCGGTAGATCGGAAGCTGAACCATCGGCAAGACGGGCTTGGGGGCGTTCTGACGCGGCGGGCCTGATGGCCTGCGCTCGTGGTGTCGCATGTTGATCTCCTTCACCGGTTGAATCAGCAACCAGGGACGGGTATTAGAGCGCGTGGCAGAGAGATTTCGAGTTCTGTCCGAAAAAAACACCGTTTTCGGTATCTGGTAATAGCGTAGGAACTCTCGTGGCCGCGGTTGAGGCGAATCATGGAGCGAGTGACGGACCTAGCGGATCCCCGCCGCTGCAAGGCGTCGGTCGGCACCGGGCAGTGCATGACGGTTGCCGAGGAAGGGTCGGATTATTGCCGGGTCCACGCTGGCTCGTACCAGCCGCCAGAAAAGGGGTTGCGGCAATACCTCTTGGCACGAGCCCAGGATCGTGCCCGATTGGCGGCCTTTGCCGAACACGACGACATCAAATCGCTCCGTGACGAGATCGCCCTGACTCGCATGATGGTCGAGGGACTGTGGAATTCGGCCCACTCGGACGTAGAACGGTTGGCGATCTACGGGCGTGTAAACAGCCATATCCTCACGCTCGAAAAGCTGGTCAAGACGTGCAACCAGATCGAAGAGCGGCTGGGCAGTCTGCTGGCAAAGCCGACGCTCTTGCGTGTCGGGCAGCAGATATGCCAGAAGCTCGTGGCTCGCCTCGAAGGCTTGCCCAATTACGATCAGCTTGTGGACACGTTGATCCGCGACGTGATAACCACAATCCAAGAAGCCCGCAACGACGCGGCCACCGTGCCCACCCTTTCGGCCCTGGCGGAGTCCTAATGCAATTGCCCGTCTGGTGTGAGTGCGGTCGCATTGTCACCTATGGCGGCGAGGACCGCTGCGAGGACTGCTGGGCCGACGAGCAAAAACGCCTCGGCATTCGCCGCAACGGCACGTCCAAGTACATCGACAACATCTGCATGGCGCGGATCCCCGGACCTGAGGTGCAACATGTTCCCCTTCCTGTCAATGTGCCGCCAACCGCCCACCTCACCAACGCTGAAAGCGTTGTCGCGGTACGACCTGGGCCTGATCGTCAACCCGAATGACCTCAAGGCTGGGGACGTGATCGGCTTCTCGGGCAACAGTTGGATCAGTGCGCTTATCAATCTTGGCACCTACGGGATTCCGTTTTGGGGCATCAGCCACGTCGGGGTCATGGCCCACGCCGCAGACGGCCGGTTGCTGTTGTTCGAGAGCACGACGCTGGAGAACATGCCCTGCGAACTCTCGGGCGAATGCTTCAATGGCACCCAGGCCCACGACCTCACCAAGATTCTCCAGGCTTACCCAGGCAAAGTCTGGCACTATCCACTCTATCGGCCGCTCTATGCGCATGAAGACAGCCGGCTGAGCGACTTTGTGATGGCAACGATCCACACGCCTTATGACGCGATGGGGGCGTTTCGCGCGGCCGGCGTCGGGTTGTCTTTTGTGGAATCGTTGTTCCGCGAACAAGACCTGCACATGATCTTTTGTTCGGAGTGGGTGGCCGCCGCCTATGCGGACCTCGGCCTCATGCCAACGGTGAGCGCCGCCCGCTGGAACCCCAACCACCTGTGCCGGATGCTTCAGTACAAGGAACTGGTCTTCAAACCACGGAGGCTGCGATGAAGCGGATTGTCCTGGCAGTGTTGTTGCTGGTGGTGGTTGCCGGTTGCGAGTCGCCCGGCATCGTGGCCCCGCCGGTGCGGAAGGGACGCCCTGTGGTGGAGCGTCCCACGGTCAACTTGCCGCTCGCCCTGCGGCAGAGCAATTGGTGGGGAGAGGGTGGTCAAGGTTCTTGCACCTGGGCCACAATGGTTTCCCTGTTGCGTTGGCAGGGCCGCTACCGCACTGCCAATTGGGTCCGACAGAACTGCGGCGACGGCGAGTGGCCGGACGACATGGCCCAGCGGCTCGACGAGGCCGGCGTGCGCTACGCCTCCGTCACCAACGGCGACGTGAAGTTCTTGGAGTGGGCGTGCCGCACGCGACGCGGCTGCGGCATTACGATTCGGGGCGGCCAGCACATGGTTGCCTTGGTCCACCTGGATGAAAAGTGGGCCGCCCTCTTGGACGACAACGCCGTCGAGCAGTACATCTGGGTCCCGCGCGAGACGCTGATTGCTGAATGGCAGGCCAGCGACGGGTGGGCCATAACGCCGATCTACACTCCGGCGGCTCCGCTTCCACAATAACGCCCAAGTCTGTTTCACGAGAGGAAAGCAATGAACAAGCTGTTGCTATGCGCGATGTGTGCGGTCGCCCTCTTCGCGGTCGTAGTCCCCTGTTTCGCCGACACAGTGAACGGCGTCCTGGCCGAAGAGCGCGTGGTCAACCTGCCCAACGACCAGGGCAAGTGGTACATCAGTGTCGTCGGAGACTCCAACGACGCCCGCTACAACGAAATCCTGAACTGGTTCGACAACAATCCAAATCTGACCAAACTGAAGGACCAGGTGCAATTCTGCCCTGTGACGAGTGACACGGCGATCTACAAGGAGCGGTATGCTCCGAACGTCGCGGGGCTACCCACCGTGCGAATGCAGCAACCCGACGCGGTAGTGGTCTACGAGGCGGCGGGGAAGGACCTTCCCATGACGGCGGCCGGGCTGAACGGGGCCCTGGCGGGGGCGGTCGGCAAGGCCCAAGGGCTGCGACCTATCTTGCCGTGGCGGCGGGATACCGACAACCGCCTCAACAATCTGGAACGTCCGAAACCTCAGCCACAGCCCAATCACGATCCCGAGCCGCAGCCGATTAACGACGGCGGCAAGCCCGAGGTGGTGAACCCCGATCTGGCGGAGCCCGAGTCCGCACTGCCTGGTTGGCTTGTGGTCCCGATCGGTGGCGCTGGTTTCCTGGTCGGCTTTTGCCTCGGCTACGGTAAGAAACTCAAAGAGAAGTTGCTGCCGGCCACGCACTGTTGATTCCTTAGTGCGACTGCCTTTGTCCGGTGACTGCTACGCCGCGCCTGCGGCATTCCCAAACGCGGAGAAGAAAGATGAACCCCATTGTTGTGATTTGGATTCTGGCCGCCGTGGCGTGCGTGCTCGTTGGTCGTGAGATCGGCAAGTGGCTCTTCGGCAAGAACGAAGCGCTGACGACCAAGAAGCGGGATGCTCAAGTCCTGGCCATCAAGCTGCGGGCGGTCGGCCTCAAGCTGTTGCCGGCCCTGCTCGAAGACTTTGCCGTGGGCGACGTGAACGATCTGCTCGAAAAGATTCACGATCTCTCCAAGTTGGTGGAGTCCGGCAACGACGCCATCGAGAAGGAACTGGAATCCACCTATGAGAACGTGCTGGACAAGAAGCTCGCCACGCCCGAGGGCATGGCCCTGGTGAAGGCGAAGATCGCCGTGATCGAGGGAGCGGCTGCCCCGGCCGACGCTCCCGCTTCCGCGGCTCCGGCCCCCGCCTCTGCTTCGGCCAAGTCCTAATCGCGTCCGAGCAACCTGCCACGCCACTGACGCAAGCGCACTTTGGCAGGTCTTCCCACTCCCGTGCCCCGGCCGGCGTCGTAACCGGCCGGGGCCGGTTCTCCAAGGGCTCCCGGATGCGCCGCGAGCCTTTCGAGAACCGCAGTCTTGCCGTGCCAGGAGATTCGCCGTGAACATGAAGACGCGATCTTTTTGCAAATCCGTGCTGGTGCCGCTGGCTGTGATCTTGACGACCATTTTGATCGCCGGCTGTGAGCCTCCGACGCCGGTGGCCCCTTGGCCGACGCCCGACCAACGCCACGAGGCGCAACCGGACAAGCAACACGGCCAGTGTTGCCGGCCGAAGATCATTGCCTTTGGTGCCGATTGGTGCCCTGCTTGCCAAGCCGGCCAACCGCAGCTAGACGCCTTGGAGCAGATGGGCGTGGATGTCGAACGGATCAACATCGACAAGTGCTCGGAAATGACCAAGCGGTACTATGGCATCACGAGCATCCCGGTCTACTTCGTGATCCGCTGTGGTCACGATACTGTGCAGACGCAGGACATCGACGAGGCCGTTCGGCTGATGAACGAAGTCTTCGGGAGGTCGTGATGGCCGAGCGACGGTGTGCGAACTGCCCGCCGACGCCGGTGAAACCAAAGCTGCCGCCGGTCTCCGGGCTGATGCTCGAAGACGGCAAACGCCTCTGGCACCACGCGCTGGTCACCTGCAACGCGGCCGTGGAAATGATGCACGTTTACACGCTTCTCGGCGCACCGGGCGGCGATCCCAGTCATCTTCGACGACTGGCGTCACGCCTGTTGGAAGTCGCCCAAGCCTGCGAGGAAAACAATGCGAGTGCCCGTCCCGCACAATAGCAGTTTGCCGCTGGTGAGCATCATCCTCTACACGCCGAAGGGCGAAGTCACAACGACGGTAGACGACAGCCACTACTGGGTGGACATCCCCCTGCCGGACGGCGTTCAGGAAGACGAGGTGGACGTGTACTCGTGCTTCCTGGGGCCAGACCACCGGCCGCCCTTCGGCTGCGGCCCGGCCTTGCTCAGGTCCGCCAAGCGGAAGCCGGCCGACAAGCTTGAGTCTGCTCCAGCTCCGGCCATCGAACCTCCTCCGGTTGTTGAGCCGGCCCCGGTTGCACCGGCCCACGAACCGGAGCCGGTTGTGGAACCCGAGCCTGCTCCGACCAGTGAACCGGCCCCGGCCGTTGAGTCAGAAATGGACGCAGACGACGAGCCCGTAGCGGCCGGCTGAGAAAACACGAGGTTGCACAGGATGAACGCAGACTGACCGAGCAAGACGCCAAGCGAACCTGCCATGCAACCTCTGCTACAACGGTGGCTACACAATGGTCGAAGAGCGCGCTAGCCGCGGCGAGCTGTGGGACGCCTTCCAAGAGGGCGTCACACGCGGCTTGGAGAACTCGTCCTTACAGTCGTGTAGCCGATGGGCTGAGCATCGCAGGGTGATGGGAGCACCCTTCCCCGGTCCCTACGGCTTCGCACATCACCCCTGGTGCCGCGAGATTCACAACAGCAAGGCGGCCTTCACCGTGGCGATGAAGGCGGCTCAGTTGGGCATCACTGAAGCTGGGATCAATCGGGCATTCTTTGTGCTTGACCAGTTGAAGCGTGACGTGCTGTACGTGCTTCCCACGACGTTGAATGCGAGCGACTTTTCCAAGGCCCGCTTCGCCACCGCACTGAAGCTCAGCTCGTATCTCAAGCAACTGTTCGTTGACACCAACACCGTGGGCCTGAAGTCCACGGGAACCAACGTCCTGTACATCCGCGGAAGCCGTGGTGACTCGAACCTGAAGTCCATTCCGGTTTCGGAACTGGTCCTGGACGAGCTGGACGAAATGGACACGAAGGCCATCTGGTTGGCCTTGGAGCGTTTGTCCGGGCAGATCGAGAAGCATGTCCTGGCCATCTCGACGCCCACCGTGCCGAAGTACGGCATCCACAAGCTGTTCCTCACCAGCACGCAGGAACACTTCCAGTTCAAATGCCCCTGTTGCGGCCGATGGACGGAGTTCGTCTGGCCCGATTGCGTCGAGATCATCGGCGAGACGGTCAGCGATCCCCGCTGCCACGAGTCGTTCATCAAGTGCAAGGACTGCAAACACAGGCTGGACCATCGAGCCAAGCCGGAGTTCCTGGCCGGGGGCTTGTGGCAGCCGACGAACCTGCAAGTCAGCCCGCAGGAGTCCCGTGGCTTTTACGCCAATCAGCTTTATTCGTCTACGGTCTCTCCCGGTGAGATCGTCATTGCCCACTTCCGTGGCCTTGGCGACGAGGCGGCCAACAAAGAGTTCCATAACTCGAAGCTGGGCCTGCCATTCATCGGCGAAGGTGCCCAGGTCTCCGACGCGATGCTGGACGCCGCCGTGCGGAAGCATATTACCGGCGACGTGCGGCCGGGGATCGGCGGTCGGCGCTGCATCACGATGGGTGTGGACCAGGGCAAGACCGGCTACATCACCGTAGTGGAGTGGCTGTTTGACGGCGACCGCCGTGTGGACATCAATCTGGCAGCGGTCGGCAAGCTGCTCTGGTACGGCAAGTTCCGGGAGGAGGACTGGAACTACGTCGGCCAGTTGATGCGGGAATGGCAAGTCCTCGCCTGCGTGGTGGACGCCGATCCGAACATCAACGACGCGCGGCGGTTTGCCCGCAAGTTTTACGGCTATGTCCACCTCTGCCGTTATCGGCGAGGAATCGCGGCCAAGGAAATAGCGATCACCGAGGAAGACACCGGTGCCCCTATGGCGACGGTAGACCGCACCAACTGGCTGAGTTGCACGCTGGGCCGCTTCAAGATGAATCCTTCACGGATATTGCTGCCGGCCGATATTTCGCTGGAGTTCCGCGAGCACGTCAAGAACCTCGTGCGGACCTATGAGAAAGATGAACATGGCAACCCGGAGGCCACCTACGTGAACACCGGACCTGACCACTACGCCCATGCCTTGGTCTACGCCGACATCGCTTTGACGTTCGTGCCATCGTCCGGCGGCACCAGCATCAGCAAGGTTCTCTAAAGGAGTGCCATCTTGGTTGTTGAGTTCATCACCAACATCGTCGAAGTCAGGCACCCGAGTTACCTCAGCAGCCTGCTGGACTGGCGCAAATGGCGGATTTGCTACAACGGCGGCGAATACTTCCGCAAGCTGTACCTCAAAAAGTTCTCGTCGCGGGAGGATGAACCGGAGTTCCAGGCGCGGCTGGATATGACGCCGATCCCATCGTTTGCTCGGGTGGCTATCAACGATGTCCGCAATGCCATCTTCCAGCGGCTCAAGGACACGAGCCGGCGCGACGGCAGCAGTGCGTATCAGCGGGCGGTCAACGGCTTGGACCTGGGCGTCGATCTCCGCGGCAACACCATGAACGGCTTCTTGGGCATCAAGGTACTGACCGAGTTGCTCATTATGGGCCGCGTGGGCGTGTACGTCGATTCCCCACTGGTCCCGGGCAACGCCACCTTGGCGGACGTGAAGAATTATCGGCCGTACCTGTACTTCTACCCCATTGAAGACATCCTGAGCTGGACTTGCTCCAAGCCGGACGAGCCGTCCACGTTCCAGGCGATTCTGCTCCGCGACGTAGTTCTCAACTTCGACCAGCGGACCTACCTGCCAACTACGACCGTCGAGCGGTTCCGCATGTTGTGGATCGACCGCGACACGGGTCTGGTCAACCTGCAATTTCTGGACACCGCCGGAAATCCCATCGACCGTGAGGGGAACCCGGCCGGGGCCGTGGAGTTGGAGTTGACGCGCATCCCTTTCGTGTTGCTGGACATCGGCGACTCGATGATTAAGGACGTGGTGGAGCACCAGATCGCGCTTTTGAACCTGGGCTCGGGCGACGTGAATTACGCCCTCAAGGCCAACTTCCCCTTCTATATCGAGCAAAAGGACCAGCGGGCCACGGGCGGCCACTTAAAGAGTTCCGTGGGCGAAGACGGGACGGCGACGACGGGCGGACAGCCTGGTGCCGACAATGACATCCGGGTCGGAGTGACTCAGGGCCGGACCTACGACAAGGGGATGAACGCTCCCTCGTTCATCAACCCGTCGAGCGAACCGTTAAAGGCGTCGATGGACCTGCAAGCCAAGCTGGAGGACGGCATCCGCAAGCTGATCCATCTGGCCGTCGCAGACACGGCGAACCGGGCCACGGCGGAATCGAAGTCGATGGACAACCAAGGGCTTGAAGCCGGTCTGTCCTACATCGGTTTGGTCCTGGAGGCGGCCGAGCGGCAGATTGCCGAGTTCTGGGCGGCCTACGAAGAGCGAAACGTTTCGCAGCGGAACGTCGCCACAATCAAATATCCCGACCGCTACAGCCTGAAGACGGATTCCGATCGGATTGCGGAAGCCCAAAGCCTGGTCAAGTTGATGTACGCCGTGCCCGGGCAGAAGGTTAAACGCGAGCTGGCAAAGAACATCGTCTTGGCGCTTTTGGGAGGCAAGATCAGCGTCAGCGACATGCAAGCCATCTTCGATGAGATCGACAAGGCCCCCTACGCCACCAGCGACCCCACGACCATCATTGCGGCGGTCGAGGCCGGTCTGTGCGGCGAGAAGACCGGCTCAATGGCCCTGGGCTTCAACGACGACGAGCACATCCAGGCCCGCGCGGACCATGCGGCCAGGGCGATTCGGATTTTGCAGGCCCAGCAAAGAGGCGGCCAATTGGGCACCGAGACCACCGGGGCCACCAGCCGCGATCCGGCTACCGAGAAACTGGCTGGCTCCGAATCCACGGCCTTGAACGAGGTCGGGCAGATGAACAGCGACGCCGGCGCGCGTGGCGTCCACGATCTCTCGGCAAACCCCGGCGCGGGCAAGGTGGAGAAGGCCGCCAGCCGCGACACCACTCTCAACGACACGACCAAGACGCCCGTGCGCGGCCAGGGCAAGCACAATCAAGAGGAATAGCCATGTGGGAAGTCAAAGAAACCTCGCCATCGTCCGCGTTGCAACATGGGCATACGGTGGTTGGTCCGGTGGCAGTGCCCTTGACACCGTTGTCGATGAAATTGGTCCGGGGCATTTTGCTGCGGGCTCCGGGTCCTAATGACCTGAATCCGAACACGGACGTGATTTTTGTCGGCCGCAAGGCGGTCACGGCAGATGCGGCGGTGGGAACAGGTGGTGTGCCGCTTCTGCCAGGCAGCAGCATCGACCTGCCCATTGAGGACCCCTCGCAGATTTATGTGATTTCACAAAGCTCCAATCAAGACTTGGCCTGGATGGGAGTCTAGCCGTGGCATTCATCTATGCTGATCCGACCGGTGCAACGGGCCCCCAAGGGCCGAGTGGTCCATCGGGCGGCCCCACGGGTCCAACCGGCCCAGTCGGCGCAACAGGGCCGCAGGGTCGCCTCGGCGCGACGGGTCCCACCGGCGCGCAGGGGGCCACTGGCCCTGTGGGTGCCACGGGACCTGTGGGTGCCACCGGACCCGCTGGGCCAAGTGGCGCACCGGGCAATGACGGAGTTGGGGCAACAGGTGCCACCGGTCCTGTCGGTGCGACTGGTCCTGCCGGAGCAACAGGCCCCACAGGAGACGCTGGGGCCGTTGGTGCGACAGGACCCGCTGGAAGCGATGGGGCGGTCGGCGCAACAGGACCAACGGGCGCGACAGGTCCAGTGGGAAGTGATGGGGCGGTCGGTGCCACAGGCCCCACGGGTGCAACGGGCCCTAGTGGGCCATCCGGCGGCCCAACGGGTGCGACTGGCCCGTCTGGTCCTACAGGCGCAACAGGTGCGACCGGTCCGGTCGGTGGCCCGACCGGTGCCACCGGCCCGGCTGGCTCGACCGGTCCCTGCGGTCCGTCCGGTCCACAAGGGCTACAAGGAGCAGCGGGCGACCAGGGCGATCCCGGGCCCACAGGTGCGACCGGGGCAACAGGCCCCCGTGGGCCTGTCGGCGAGAAGGGCGCTACGGGTGCAACAGGTCCGAGCGTGGGCTTGCCTCCCGCACCCGTTGGTGTCAATCAGTTTTGGTGCTTGAAGTCCGATGCGAGCGGGAGCTTGAGTTGGTACGCTTTTGCACCGTGAGGTCGCTGTGATGCAATTCGATTACGAGAATCCAGGATTGCAAGGCCCTACTGGGCCTACAGGTCCGACAGGCCCCAGCGGGCCGGGTGCTGGCGGAAGCGGGGGCAATGGCGCGACAGGACCAACGGGCGCGACAGGCGCGACGGGACCGGTCGGCGCAACAGGCCCAACGGGGGCGACAGGGCCAGCGGGAAGCGCTGGTGCTGTTGGCGCGACGGGTGCTACGGGACCGACCGGGCCGACTGGCATTGGAACCACGGGCGCAACGGGGCCGAGTGGCCCCAGCGGGCCGCAGGGCGCTGCGGGAAATGACGGTGCTGTTGGCGCGACGGGTGCTACGGGACCGACCGGGCCGACTGGCATTGGAACCACGGGCGCAACGGGGCCGAGTGGCCCCAGCGGGCCGCAAGGAACTGCCGGTAACGATGGGGCCGCTGGCGCGACGGGCGCTACGGGACCGACCGGGCCGACTGGCATTGGAACCACGGGCGCGACTGGGGCGAGTGGCCCGGGCGGGCCGCAAGGCGCTGCTGGAAGTGATGGTGCTGTTGGCGCGACAGGCGCTACGGGACCGACCGGGCCGACTGGCGTTGGAACCACGGGCGCGACTGGGCCGAGTGGCCCCAGCGGGCCGCAGGGCGCTGCTGGAAATGACGGGGCTGTTGGCGCGACAGGCGCTACGGGACCGACCGGGCCAACTGGCATTGGAACCACGGGCGCGACGGGGCCGAGTGGCCCCAGCGGGCCGCAAGGTACTGCTGGGGGCAACGGGGCCGTGGGCGCGACAGGCGCTACAGGCCCGACCGGAGCGACTGGCATTGGAACCACGGGCGCGACTGGGCCGAGTGGCCCCAGCGGGCCGCAAGGCGCTGCTGGAAATGACGGGGCCGTAGGCGCGACAGGCGCGACAGGCGCTACGGGACCGACCGGGCCGACCGGCATTGGAACTACGGGCGCGACTGGACCGAGCGGCCCCAGCGGGCCGCAAGGAACGGCCGGCAGCAACGGTGCCGTAGGCGCGACAGGTGCTACGGGACCGACCGGGCCGAGCGGCGTTGGAACCACGGGCGCGACTGGACCGAGCGGCCCAAGTGGGCCGCAGGGTACTGCTGGCAGCAGCGGGGCCGTTGGTGCGACAGGTGCTACCGGACCAACGGGAGCGACGGGAGCTGGCTATACCGCCACCTCCACAACTTCCCACACGATTGGAACTGGAAGCATTGGTTTTGCAACGCAATCTGGCCTGGCATACCTGCCAGGGGACCGAGTGCGGGTTTCTTATGTGACCACTCCGTCCAATTGGTTGGAAGGAGTGGTGACTACCTATTCTGCCGGGACACTCACCCTCACTGCCGATCTCACAGGTGGCTCAGGAACCTACGCAAATTGGAACATCGGACTAGCCGGACAGCCGGGGGCCACGGGACCGACTGGACCGAGTGGCCCGCAAGGCAACACCGGCGGTGTCGGCGCGACTGGACCATCGGGACCGACCGGTGGTACGGGTGGCGTCGGCGCGACGGGAGCCACGGGGCCTACTGGTGGAACAGGTGGTGTCGGCGCGACGGGGGCCACAGGGCCGACTGGGGGCACGGGCGGCGTTGGTGCGACGGGAGCCACGGGACCGGCTGGACCCGGCTTGTCGGGTCTGACGGCAGGCCAAGTCATCTATGCCGCATCGGCGAGCACGGTGACCGACAGCGCGAACCTGACGTTTGACGGCACCACCTTGTATCCCCAGCGGGTGGCAGTTGGTCCTGGCGCAACAACGACCATGAATGGCCAGACTGTCGCATGTACCGGACAGATTGCAACTGCCGGTGACGCTGTGCATGGAGAGATTGTCTGCCAGGGTCAATCCGTGAATGCGGCGACCGTCTATTTGGCACCAGGACTGCCCATTACGGCCGAGACTACGAGTACGATTTCTATCTTCATCCATCTGGTTGGCCGAATCATCGGCACGTCGAACATCGGCTACTATCACGGCTACGGTTGCGCAAACGCTCATATCCTGAACGGCGTGGTTACGCTCGCGGTACCCGTTTGGGTTTACACCTCTTACAACGGCGTCAACTACAACGTTTTGGGATTGGTCAACAACAGTTCGGTCCTGCAACTTTCGGTCGGCGGGGTTTCCACGTACACGGTCAATTGGGTGGCGCACTTTTCCTACGTGAAGGTCAAGGGCTAGTCCAGAGCAAGCTGACCGCACCGCCGGGTGAATGGCACGACGGTGTGGCAGGACGCGATTTGGGCGCTGAAGACCCTGTACCTGAAATTCGGAACCTAGAGGGAAAGCCATGCGATTCCACGTGGTTGCCTTGCCGCATACGCAGACGAACATGAGTCATTCGGCCTGCGCCTTCACGATGAAGGTCTTGCACTTCTGCCAGATGATGGCATCCCTCGGCCACGAGGTCTTCCACTACGGCGTGGAGGGGAGCGAAGTCGCCGATTGCTGCGTCGAAGACGTGACTATCCTCTCCAAGGCCGAGCAGGAGGGGTTCTTTGGCAGGTATAATCCCGATGCCCTCTACGAGGTTGATTGGAGCGGCCGGGCACCCTACTGGCAGTTGACCAATGAGCGGGCTGCGGCCGAGATCAACAAGCGCAAGCGGCCGGGCGACTTCGTGTGCCTTATCATGGGCACCATTAACATCCCTCTGGCCAACGCCGTGGGTACGGACGTGATGGTGGTAGAGTACGGCATCGGCTACAACGGCACCTTCGCCAAGTACCGCGTGTTCGAGTCTTACAGCCACATGCACAAGATTTGGGGGGCGGAGGGCGGCTACGACCCGGAGGGCAAATTCTACGACGTGGTGATCCCCAACTATTTGAACCCGGCCGACTACCCCTTCCAGCCGGACGGCGGCCGGGGCGGCTACTATCTCTACCTCGGCCGCCTCATCAAGCGGAAGGGCATCCACATTGCCGTCGAGACCTGCACGCGGCTGGGAGCCAAGCTGAAGATCGCCGGGCAGGGATGCGTCAAGGTCGAGGGCAACCGTATCCATTGTGCGGACGGCGAGGTCTACGAAGGCGACAACTTGGAGTACGTCGGCTTCGCCACCGGTGCGAAGCGGGCGGAGCTTTACGGCGGCGCGATCGCCACTTTTGTCCCCACCACGTATATCGAGCCCTTCGGCGCGGTAGCGATTGAGTCCCAAATGACGGGCACGCCGGCCATCACGACTGATTGGGGCGCGTTTCCCGAGACCGTGGAGCACGGCAGGACCGGGTTTCGCTGTCGAACGCTGGACCACTTCCTTTTTGCGGCGCGTCACGCGCCACGCTTGGACCGGAGCGATGTTCATCGGCGGTCTGTGGCCAACTACAGCCTGGATCGCGTGCGTTGGCGCTACCAAGAGTATTTCCAGATGCTTTCCGACCTCTGGAAAGGCGGCTGGTACGTGGAGCGAGAGCGAACGCAGCTTGACTGGCTGAAGCAGGTATCACATGGCGATTGACGCAACGTATTACGGCGACCTTGGTGAAGCGGAAGACTACTTTGCCGGCCGGCTGCACTCGCAAGCCTGGAATGACGCCGACGACGCGGATTGGCCAAAGGCTTTGTTGGCGGCCCGGCGGTTGATCGACAACTTGGCCTTCAAAGGGGAAAAGCATTCGGTCTGGCTTTTTCGCCAACAAACGCTGCCACCTTGGCGTGATCCTACCAATGGCACATTCGATCGGGAGAAGGCGGAGCAATATCGGCAAGATGAGCGTGCGGCGGATGCCAGCCAAGAGCTGGAGTTCCCCCGCGGCGCGGACACGATTGTGCCCGAGGCCATCCGCCGGGCCGAGTACGAATTGGCCTACAGTCTGCTGGACGGCGTAGACCCGCAGATGGAGTTGGAGAACCTTTCCGTCACGGCCCAAGGCTACGCCGAGGTTCGCACGCACTACGAGCGGAACATGGTGCCGATCGAACACCTTATCAACCTCGTGCCGAATCCGCTGGCATGGTCGCTCTTGAGGCCTTTCCTGCGCGACGACCAGGCGGTGAGGTTGTCGCGAGTTTCGTAGCCCGGCTGATGGGCTCCATTGCTGGGCCAACACGGCGGCCCATTCTAAGGCCGTGGCTTTGAGATGCCTGCGGACCACGACGCTCGGCGTCTGTACCTTTAAGCGTGGGTGCGAGAACAGTGATGAATCCTCTCTATCTGTCGCGTGCGGTGTTGGCTTCTTACGACGGCGAGGGTGAGGGTGCTAGCGCGGGTGCCGGAAGCGGCGCGGGTGCTGGCGATGCCGGCGCGGTTGCCGCGGCTGCGTCAGGCGCGGGAGCAGGTGCCGGGACCGGATCGGGCGATGCTCGTTTCTCCCAGGAAGATGTCAACCGGATGCTGGCCGATGACCGGCGCAAGCATCAGGCACAAGTGCAGCGGGTCGAGAAGATGTTGGAGGAGGTGTCGGCGTCGAAGAACCTGACCATCCAAGAGCGCGAGCAGTTCGCCCAACAGTTGGAAGACCTGCGGAAGGAAACGCGGACGAAGGAACAGCAGTTGGCTCACGAGAAGAAGCAACTCGAAGAGCAGCTCACTGGCAAGATCACCAATGCGGAGAAGGCCGCCAAGGAATGGGAGCAGCGTTACCGCGAAGGAACGGTGGAGCGGGCTTTGCAGGACGCGGCCGTCGGCGGCGAGGCGTTCAACGTCAACACGGTCATGTCCGTGTTGCGTCCCATGACCCGTCTGATTGAGATCACGGACGAGAAGACGGGCAAAGGCACGGGGAAGTTCAAGGTCGTGGTCGATTTCCCGGACACCGATCCCAATACTGGAGAGCCGACCGCCACGCTCCACACGCCCGACAGCGCTGTGAAGCGGATGAAGGACCTGCCGCAAATCTACGGCAACCTTTTTAAGTCCGGCGTCGTCAGCGGCATCGGGTCGAGTGCGGCAACCGGCGGCCTTGCGTCGGGAACTGGCGGCAAGTTCGATCCGCGGAAGCTCACTCAAGAGCAGTACATGGAACTCCGAGCGAAGAACCCTGCTGCGCTCGGATTGCGTGCCCCCAAGGGCAAGCTCGGCCGCTAGTTCGCATTCATCAGGGGTTCGTCGTCAAGAAGCCGCACGTCGCGGCTTCTTGTGTTTCTTGAACTGACAACTACGGAGTAAAACGATGAATCCGTTGTACCTCTCCCCCGCGGTGGTCGTCTCTTACGACAACGACAACACCGCCTTCATCCCGGAGCTGTGGGCCTCGGAAGGCTTGGCGATCCTCCAAGAGAACATGGTGATCGCCAACCTGGTCCACCGCGACTTCGAGAACGAAATCCGGCAGTTCGGCGACGTGGTGAACACCCGCCGGCCCGGCACGTTCCAGATTCGCCGCAAGGCGGACGGCGATCCCTTGCAGAACCAAGATGCCTCGGCCACGAACGTCAAGGTGCCGCTGGACCAGTGGTTCTACACCAGCTTCACCATCAAGGACGGCGAGGCCAGCAAGTCCTTCCAAGACCTGGTGGACATCTACCTCCGGCCGGGCATGATGACCATCGCCCGCTCGGTGGACCGCGCCGTGCTGGGCCGCGTCCATGCCTTTTTGACCCCGGCCCTGGCCAACGGTGGCCCGAGCGGGCGCGTCGGCCGGTTGCTCAACTTGTCCTGCCAGAACAGCAAGGACTACGTGCTGGAAGCCCGCGAGCAGTTGAACATCAACAAGGCCCCGCTGGAAGGTCGCAACCTGGTGCTTGCTCCCGTGAGCGAGACCGCGCTGTTGAAGAACGAGTTGTTCATCGCCGCCCAGATGCGCGGCGACTTCGGTACGGCGTTGGAAAGCGCCACCCTGGGACGGATTCTGGGCTTCGACACCTACATGGACCAGAACGTCAACAGCCCCTCGCTGGCCAACGCTGATGCCGACACCACGGGCACCGTCACCAATGCCCTGGCCACCGGCGCGGGCGGGTCGCAGGCCGTCACCTTGGCCGACTATGCCGTGAACATCGGCGAGTTCGCCGTCGTGGCCGGAAATGACCAGCCGACGTACATCACCGCCGCGACCACCGCGACCGGTGCCACCACGGCCATCACCTTGAACGAGGTGAACAAGTACGCCACGGCTGCCAGCGCTCCGCTGACGGTCTACAAGGCGTGCGTCGCAGGTGCCGCCTACGCCGCGGGCTACGTGGAAGGGATCGTCTTGACCGGCTGGAACGCTGCCCCGCAAATCGGGCAGTTGGTCGCCTTCGGCACCGGTGCGGGCCGCGTGACCTACACCGTGATCGAGTCCTACCTGTCGGCCGCCGGCCAGCAGACGATCTACGTGGATCGGCCGCTGGAGCAGGCTGTCGCCAGCGGCGACAAGTGCTATCCCGGCCCGGCCGGCGCACTGAACTTGGCCTTCCATCGGAACGCCATCGCCCTGGTCACCCGTCCGCTGGCCATCCCCAACAACGCGATGGGCGTGCTGTCGCACGTCGGTGTCTACAACGACATCGCCATGCGGGTTTCGATGCAGTACAGCATCGCCAACGGCGGCACGGTGGTCAACCTGGACATTCTCGCCGGTGTGGCCGTCCTGGACGACCGCCTCTGCGTCGTGCTCCAGGGCTAAGTCGGCAGTGCAATCCGCCGGGCCGGGGGCATCCCGGCCCGGCGGCCTTTGAAGGGAGGCGTCGGCATGGACATGACTTACTTGTGGCCGCTACTGAAACAGTACGGGCCACTGGCGATCGTGGTGGCGTTTTTCTTCTGGCAGAACTGGCTCCGCGAACTGCGAATGAGCGACCGCATCACGAAGCTGGAAGACGAGCAGCGCGACGTGCTGCTGCCGATGGTCGAGCGCTGCACCGACGTAATCGCGCAGAACACGGCCATGATGGAACGCCTGGAAAAGGCCCTGGGCGACCGCTTCGAGTGCCCCCTGCGACACAAGTGCCCCGAAGGATAGCGCCATGTACCAGGCCAATCCGATCCACGATCGTTTCATGCGGCTGGCGATGTACGTCCACAAGCGCCAGCATGGCGTGACAGTGGTGGTCCGCCGCAAGTTGCAGGTCCAGGCGGACCCGACCAGCGGCCAGACGCAGTGGCAGATCGTGCAGTGGAAGGTGCAGCGCGTGGTGGTGCTTCCTGAGAAGCGTCAGCGGGAGGTGCGGCAGAACGCCGGGGCGATGACCGCTAACCGGGCGATTGTACAAGGCTCTTCCTTCGATACCGGCGGCCGACACTTCCTATTCGACCGCAGCGAAGTCCCGCCGGACCTCGTGCTCAAGAAGGACGACTGGATCGTCTTCAACGATCGCCACTACGACATCGAGAGCGTGACGGACTACGAATATCACCGGGCCTGGCTGGTGATCGCCAAGGAACTCCAAGGGCGGGTCGAAGTCTGCGACATGCGGATAACGCGGCTCTCGACAGCCGATCAGCTTACGCTCCAAGACAACTCGTTCACCAGTCCATAGGTGCTCCGATGGCGGTCGATCCCAATTGGGCACGGTGGGCCTTTGCGTCCGTGGCGACGTTGATGAAGCAACTTGCCCAGCAGGCCAATATCCCGGCTTTGGTGGAGGGTCTGGACGAACGGACGACCGCCTACATGGAAGCCCCCGCCCGGGTCGAGATTCGCATGTCCGGCCCTTTCACGCGGGAATTGAGCATCGACTACCACGAGGTCAGCGTAGACATCAACCTGCTGTTTACCAGCCGCTATGAGATCAACGCCAACCAGTACGACATCATCCAGATCGTTGGGCAGTTTCACGCGGCGTTGGACGGCCCGCTCTCCGTGACGCGGCTCGGCGCTCAGCCGGGGGACGACGGCAGCTTCGTCGGCTGCCTGCTACCGCGCACCGGACGCAACGACGCCGTGCGCATCTTCCACTTCGGGCAGACCGATCAGACCGACCGGCAGAAGCAGGTGATGATCGACGCCCGCTACGTCGGTTACTTCGACAGTTAGCCAACAGGAGACCCATAGCAATGGCTCGCATTGAACTGAAATACTGCACCATCCGTTTCCAGGATGGCCTGAAGGGGACCGCCGTTGGTCCCGTGACCGCGCCGGTTGCCGGGGCGACTAGCCTCACCCTTACGTCGGTGGCGCTCAACAGCCTCAACCCGGGAACAGTTCCCGTGGGCGCTCGGCTCCGCATCGTGGGCGAGACGAATCCGGTGGACCATACGGTCACCGCCCGCGTGCAAGGCACGGGCACCGGCGGCGCGAATGAGACGCAGACGGTGGCCGTGACCAACGCCACCGGCGGCACGCTCAAGCTTTTGTGGGGCGGCTCGCAGACCACGGAGATTGCCTACGACGCTGATCCGACGACGGTCGCGGCGGCCTTGGCACCGCTGGTGGGCGCGATGTCGAACGTCGCCGTGACGGGGACGCTCGGCTCCTGGACAGTGGTCTTCCAAGGCACGCTGGCCAATGCGCCGCAGGCCACTCTGACGGCGGACACCTCGAACTTGATCGGCACCGACGCCTATGTCGCCATCGCGGAGACCGTGGCCGGCACCGCGCCGAGCGGTGGCGGGGGCACCACCAGCATCACCATCTCGCCTGCCTTGGGCGCGGGCACCTATGCCGCCAGTGCAGCCATCACGTTCAAGCCGCAGCAGATCAACGTCAAGATCGGCGAAGGGAACCTGACCTACACCGAGCATCGGGACTACACCTACCTCTTGGACCGCGGACTATTGGACACGGTGCGCGAGCCGAAGGACGTGCCGATGGACGTGAAGCTCGACGCCGTGTACGAGCACATCACCAGCGGCACCAGTGAGGCCGTCTGCCCGATGGACGCCTTGAAAGGCCACAACAGCGCCGTCGAGTGGGTCAGTTCCTCGCCCGACCAGTGCGAGCCGTACTGCATCGACGTGATTGTGGAATACGACCCGCCCTGCGCCCCGGTCAATCGGGAGACGAGCGTGTTCCCCATGTTCCGGGCCGAGACCCGCGAGATGAACTATAACGCGGCGACCATCGTGCTCAGCGGCAAGTGCATGGCCAAGGAGCCGACCGTCTACCGCGGATCCGACTGCGACAACGTGTAACGACTCCCCGGTCCTCTTTCTCAAATGACCGGTTTTGCTAGCCACCCGACTAGCCGGCAGCGCCGGCATCCGAGCGCCGGCGCTGCCGATCTTGTCTTTCGCACCTATCGAGGGAGAACACCTATGAAGATTGGCGGTATCGACCCCAACAGCCTGCCCACCGAAGTGTTCCTGGTCCTGCCTCGCGGCGAGCAGGAGATTGTGATCCGCGCCCGGCCTGTGCCGAGCATGGAGGATTTCGAGGCCCTTTGCCCGCGTCCCGTGCCGCCGGGCAAGATGACCCGCGACGGCTGGGTGCCGCTGGCCGACGACCCGACGTACCAGCAGGTCATGTCCGAATGGGGCCAGAAGCGGCTCGGCTACATGATTGCCAAATCGCTGGAGCCCAGCAACGTTGAGTGGGATACGGTCAACTTGGCCGATCCCAGCACGTGGAAGAACTGGTCCACCGACCTCCGCAGCGGCGGCCTGAGCGACATCGAGTGCCAGCGAGTGATGAACCTGGTCTTGGAGGCCAACTGCCTGGACGAGGCCAAGCTCAAGCGAGCCCGCGAGGTTTTTCTTGCTGGGGAGGCAGCGAAAGTCGCATCCTCTGGCCTCCCCACCGCACCGCCGAATACTCCGTCTGGTGCGCCTGCGAGCGCCTAGGCGTCCTGCCGCCGGGCGTAAAACCCGCGTGGGACGATTGCGGCGTCCAGACGCAAGCCCTGATCGTGGCCTTCGACCAGACGCGGGCTTACGACGAGTCCGAGCGGGAGGCTCGCCTGCTGGGGGCAAGGATGCCCTTTGCCGCCGAATGAGCGGAGGTCCCTGACCATGAAATTCACCGGCACCCTTCGCGCCCCCCGCATCGACTTAGACAAGTACCGCCGGGTGCTGGACAGGCAACTGCGGGAGGACATCGCCCAGGCGATCATGCAGTGGTTGGAAGCCACCGTGCTGGCGGAGGTGCCGGTGTGGAGCGGCGCATCGCGGGCCACGTTCCTGGCGCTTGCCCGCAACATCGAGTACAACATCCCGATTTCGCCGGTGGCCCCTAGCCGCGTCGGTCGCGGGATGGCGGAGAGCAGCGGTTCTCTGGAAACCGACGCGATGAAGGGCCGCTACGTTTTCAATTACTCAACCACGCTGCCTTGGTTGTGCATCAATGAGGTCGCGGACGCCACGCAATGGGGCTTCCACCTCAAGAAGCCCGGTCCCTACGACTTTCAGAAGAAGGGAGAGACGGCGTTCCGCAAGTTCGCGGAGAACGTGCGTTTGCCCGATCCCTTTGCCTGTCTGAAGGTCACGAAGATCAAGGTGTAGCCAATGGCGGATGAAATTGTCCAAAGTCTGGGCTTCGACGCCAGTGCCGCACTGGATGCGCTGGCGAAGATGGACAGCGCCTTGGGCAGCTTCGAGGCCCGGCTGGGCTCCGTGGGCGACGCGATGGCGACCTGGAACACCAAGGCCGCCGAGACGGTGCAAATCCTCAAGGACATTGCCAGTAGCGCCAATACGGCCGCCACCGCGATGGCGAAACTGCAATCCGCTTTTAGCGCCCAGTCGACCAGCGGCGCCGCCGCCCCCGGGCAAACTCCTGGCCAAGCAACCGCGCCGGTCACGCCGACAGAAGTGCCGAAGGTCACGCCGCAGATCGACAAGACGCCGATCGAGGATGCCGACAAGGCGGCGGCCCATTTCGTCGTCTCGTGGGAGACCTTGAGCCGCGTCGTAATGACGCAGGCCATCGTCCGCGCGCTCAGCGCCATGCGTGACGCGATGCACGAGGCGTTCGACTCCAACCTGCAATTTATGACCCGCGTGGCGGAGATTCAGTCCGTTGCGCCGGGCGTGGGCACCAGCCTTGATTCGATCTCGCAGCACTTGGCCGAGTTGTCCCGGCAGTTCAACATCCCGCTGGCCCAAGTCGCCGAGGCGCAGTACCAGGCGATCTCGAACCAATTCACGAGCACCGCGCAGCAAGCCGAGGTGCTCACGGCGGCCTTTAAGCTGTCCAAGGTTGCCGTGATGGACGCCGGCGCGGCAGTGAACCTGGTTGCCGGCACATTGAACTCCTACCGCATGAGTTCCAGCCAGGCGGAGGAAGTGGCGGCGAAGTTTTTTGGGACGATCCAGGTCGGCCGGGTGCGGGGCGAGGAACTGGCCTCGGTGCTGGGCCGCGTGACGGCCGTGTCGAGCGAGTTGGGCGTGGGCCTGGACGAGCTGAACGCCATGATGGTCACGCTGACCATTTCCGGCGTGAAGCCGGCCGAGGCCGCCACGGCGCTGCGTTCGGCAATGATGGCCCTTATCAAGCCCTCCCAGGACTTGTCGAAGGAACTGCGCAGCCTGGGCTTCGAGTCCGGGCCGCAGATGATCGCCGCCCTGGGCCTGGAGGGCGCGCTGCTCAAGCTGCGAGAAAGCACGGACGAGAACATGGCGGCCTTCGCCAAGTTGATCCCCAACGTGCGGGCCATCAGCGGTGCCCTGCGCGAGACGGACGAGGACGGCAAGCGGACGGCCGACTCCCTGGAGCACCTCCACGAAATGACCGTGGCGGCGTTCAACGAGAAGTACAAGCTGTTCATCGACAGCGACGCGCAGAAGACGCTCACCGAGATGAACAAGCTGAAGACCTTCCTGACGACGGACCTGGGGGCCGCGATCGTCCAGGCGGTCAATCAATTCCTGGGCTTCGTGGGCGGGGCGGACGCGCTGGGCGCGGCAATCAAGGCGTTGGTGCCCGTGCTGGGCGCGGCCGTGACCGCCTTTGGCGGTCTCGCCGTGGCAATGGGCGCGATGGCGATGAATGCTCGCCTGGCGGCCCTGGGGCTCGGTCCTCTGGGTATCGCTGTTAACGGCCTGCTACTGGGTCTGACAGCCTATGCCGCCTTCGACTTCGCCAACACCCGGATCATCCAGAGTATCCGGCAGGTGGAAGAGGATTTCCGCAACGCGGAGAACGAGCGGCTGGAAATGGTCCGGGCTGCCGCCCAGCGGCGGATTGAGGAAGAGGACCGCGCCAACCAGGCCATCGTCCAACGGGCGAACCAAGCCCTGGCCGCGCAGCGCAAAGCCTACTTCCAGATGGTGGACGACACCAAAGGAGACAACAAGCGGCTGACGGACGATTCGCACGCCACGATGAACAAGATCGTGGAAGAGGCGGAGAAGGAAGTTCACGTCTTACGGAACCTGGCCCAGGAAGCCGAGCGGGCCGTCACGGATTCCGTGAAGCGGAGCAAGGAAATCTCCGGCACCTTGGCAGATACGCAGTTTCGCTTCAACGAGACGCATGGAAAGGGCGGCTGGGACCAGCAGGCCGACTATGCCAATCGTGCCCTTCAGTTGGCGCACCAGGCCCAAGAGCAGATGGCGAAGGCCAAGACGCCGCAGGACACGGACGTGGCGCAGAGCATCTACAAGAGGGCGGAGGCGTTCGCCCAAGAGGCGATGTCGATCGCCCAGCGGCGGAAGGACGCTATGGGCGAGGAGGACGCCGAGCGGGCGATCGAGTGGGTACTGCGAAGCCAACTGGATGCACAGAAGATTTTGCAGGCCAATCGGCAGTCACAGGCCCAGGCGGCAGCCAAGGCCGCGGCCGACGAGGAACAGCGCGTCACTCGGATGCGGGAGTTGGCCAAGGACGTGGCCAAGCAGATGGACCTGTTCGACAAGAAGGGCCAACCCCTCGCGGGCGAAGACCGCGAGAAGGCCCTCGCCAAGACCAAGCAGGACTTGCAGGAATTCCAAAACCTGATGTTCGCGGGCAAGAAGTGGGAGGTCTCCGACTGGCTCAACTTCGACGCGATGAAACGCAAGATGCGGGAGACGATGGAGGGGGCGGTCACCAAGGCCGAGATCCGCGACCTGTTCGTGGCCCCTGGGAAACTCGCCGAGTTGAACCAGCGGATCACTACCGGCCTGGGCAAGATCAAGCTAGATGTCTACGTCGGTGACCCGTCCAAACTGGCCGGGAAGTCGATGGAGGAGCAGTTCCACGCGGCCGAGCAATCGCTCACGCAGCAGCGGACCCTGAGCAAGGAAGTCAAGCAAGCCTACGACGATCAGCGCGACGCCTTGGCGCAGATCGACAGTCGCCAGCGGCAGATCGCCGGCAACATGGCGGTCCAAAAGGACGACGCGGTGGGCGTGTTCCAGGCGCTCAAGGTTGGCGCGAACATGCTCACCGGCGTGTTCGGAACCACGGGGAAGGCCGACCTGGACGTGGCGACCAAGAAATTCCGCGAGATCAACGAGACGATCTTGCAGATGCGGTCGCATCCCATGCAGATCAACGCCAAAGGCATGGACGACCTGCTGAAGAAGGTCCAAGACCTGAAGAAAAACATGCCCTGGTCGCTGGACCTTCACATGGGTTCGACGGAAGCGAATCTCAAGAGCTTGAAGGAAATGCTCGATTACGCGGAGCGGTTGCGCGGCATCCAGCAGAAGTTCCCCAATCTTGGCCAGCAAATGCAGCAGTCTAATCAGGGAATGGACGCCTTGAAGCAAAAGTTTCCCGACGCCGGCAAGCAGGCCGGGGATGTGACCAATAAGGTCTCGCAGATCACGACCGCCATCGGCGAGGGCAACAGCGCAATGCAGACGTTCCTGGCCACCATTCAGGCGGCCGGTGACGCCATGAGCCGCTTGGCCCAGGCGGCAGCCAACGTGCAGCCGCCCGGTATGGAAGGAAAACTGACGGCTGCACATGGCGGTGTGGCCTTTCTGGCGGGCGGCGGACGCCCGCGGGGCACGGACGTGATCCCTGCCATGCTCTCGCCGGGGGAAATGGTAATGAGCGCGGCCACGACCCGCCGGTTTGCCAGCCAGCTCACGGCGATGAATGCCGGGGTAAAGCCCTCCTACCACAGCCAAGGAGGGCACGTCACCAACGTCGGCGACATCAACGTGCGTGTTGAGGGGGGCGGGACGGGCCGGCAGACGGCCCGGTCCATCGCCAACGAGCTGCGGCGCGAGTTGCGCCGCGGCACGTCGATCCTGTAACGCCGGGCAAGCCGGCTGGGCAATTCGTGGGCCGCTTCGAGGCGGCCCGCTTCATTTCTTGACGAGGAAATTCAATGAACGACAACCCGAATGTTCAGCAGTCGGCCAGTTGCTCGATGGTCCGTGCCCGCGCTATCGAAGAGCACCTTCAACCTCGCGGCCGGTTCGTGGTCGAGCACTTCCGCAAAGGGCAGAAAATCGGCCAGTACGAGTTTCCCAACTCTGTCGTCAACGAGGGGAAGAACAAGCTCTTCAACGTGATGTTCAACTCCGCCACGCCGATTACCGCGTGGTTCATCGGGCTGATCGACGGCTCGGGGACCCCGACCCTGGCGGCCGGCGACACCTATGCCCAGATCGGGGGCACCAACGGTTGGAACGAGTTCGTGGCCTTTACCGAGACCACGCGGCTGGGGTGGGGCAATGCCACGTCCACCGCCCAGTCGGTTACCAACGCCAGCCCCGCGGTCTTCGACATCAACGGTTCCGGGAGCGTCTATGGCCTGTTCCTGGTCGGCGGCGGTTCCGCCCCCAGCACGAAGAACGACCACAGCGGCGGCGGGACGCTGTGGGCCGAGGCCCAGTTCGCCAGCGGCACGGTGACCGTGGCCAATGGCGACCAGTTGAAGGTCACCTACACGGTCAGCGCGTAATTTTGGTGTTCTCCCTCGTGGGGCCGGGCCGGTGGCTCGTGCGGCTGGCCCGGCCCCGTTCTTGTGTGAGGCGTGCCATGGCGCTACTCTGGATCGAAGGCTTTGAGGCCCTGGGCACCAGCATCAACAGCGGGCCGACGCCCGCCACCTACTTGGCCGGCAAGTATCCTTACAGCTTAGTGCCGCAGTATGCTGTCCTCTGTGCGGGCCGCCTGGGCGGCTATGCCATGCGAGGTGACAGCGGTTCCTTCGTCATCCGCACCGCCGCGCTCACGACCGCGGACACCCTGATTTGCGGCCTGGGCATCAATCCGTATTACAACGGTGGCCCAATCATTCAACTTTTCGATGGGGCCACGCAGGGCGTAGCATTCAACTACAACGGCAGCGGTGAGATTCAGGTCGTCTGCGGGTATTACGGCACGCTGCTGGGAACGACCAGCGGAGCGGGCTTGGCGCAGGGCACCTGGTCCTACGTCGAGGTGAAGGTCAAGTGCCATGCCACAGCGGGCACCGTCAAGGTCCGGGTCAACGGCGTGACGAAGCTCTCGCTGACCGGCGTCAATACCAAGGCCGGTCCAGACAACTACCATAATGTTGTCGCGCTCGCGGCAGCCGGTGGCTGGATTCCGACGTATGACGATTGGTACGTCTGCGACAACAGCGGCCCGGTGAACAACAACTTTCTCGGCGACGTGCAGGTGGGCCTCCTCTTGCCGAACGCTGCCGGAGACGCGGCCGGATGGACCGGAAGCGGCAGCGGGGCCCACTACGGATACGTCGATGAAAATCCCCTGGACAGCGACGCAAGCTACGTGGAGACGGATCAGTCTGGCGCGGAAGAGTTGTGGAATTATCAAGACCCGGTGTCGGCTCCTTCGGTGCTGGGGATTCAAGTCAATACGGATTGCCGCGAGACGGACGCCGAGAGTTTCTGCCTCAAGACCCTGATAAAGTCAGGCGTGGCCACCAGTGCCGGCACGCCACAGTCGATCGGTAGCATGGCCTATCTCACGCAATCGCGGGTCTGCCAAACTGATCCCAACACGGCTTCCGCGTGGACATCTGCCACACTGGCTGCCGCTCAATTCGGCGTCCAGGTGGCCTAAGAGAGGTGCGAACATGTCGCTATTGTGGATCGACGGGTTCGAGGGCTATGGCACCGGTAACCTCAACAACGTGTCGCCGAGCGACTGTCTGGCGCGTCGCTACGCTTACTCCAACGCCGCCAGTTCTTGCCAGCTAGTGCCCGGTCGCACGGGCGGCTGGGGCATCCAGCCGACCTCCGGTTCCTGGGAAATTCACACCCCGGTGCTGACAACCAGCAATACGTTGATCGCAGGCATCGGCTTTCAGCCGTACACTGCCCCTGGGCCGGTGATTGGCTTCATGGATGGCTCGACCCTGGGCGTCAACGTTACCTATACGCCCGGCAGCACGGAACTGGACGTTTACTTGGGCAGCACCCACCTCGGCACCACCTCGGGGGCTCAGGTGCGGCTGGGCTTCTGGGCGTACATCGAATTGAAGGTCATCTGTGACGCTTCGGCCGGCTCGATCGTGGTGCGGAGCAGTAGCCAGGTCGTGTTCAGCTACACAGGGAACACCAAGGCGGGGTCGGACAATTACCATAACATCGTCAAGCTGGCAATCGCCTTTGGCTACGTCCCCTTCTTCGACGATTTCTATGTTTGCGACGGCAGTGGGTCCGCCAACAACGACTTCCTCGGCAACGTGAAAGTCTTGGCGATCTTCCCCAACGCGACTGGTGACTTGTCCCAATGGACGCCCAGCGGCTCCGGGGATCATTACACGATGGTCAACGAGAATCCGGCCAACGACGACGCCACCTACCTGGAAAGCGTGACGACGGGCCAGGAAGAACTGTGGCACTACGGGTCGCTGCCCACGGTGGGCGCGATCGTGGGCGTCCAGATCAACACCGATTGCCGGGACACGGACCTCAACGCCTTTAACGTAAAGACGCAGATCAAGTCTGGGGGAACCGAGAGTGCGGGCGCGGCCCAGGCGATCGCGCTGACGAATTATGTGACCACCACGCGGATCAGCGAGACAGACCCCAATACCGGCAGCGCGTGGTCGGCCGCGGCGATCAACGCCGTCCAATTTGGAGTGGAGGTAGGCTGAGATGACGCTCCGCACCACTCGACAATACGCAGATGTGCTCGTCCAGGGTGCCGGGAAGGTGCGGGTCACGCGACAGGTCGCCGAGGTGCTGGCCACGGGCAGCGGCAAGGCCCGGGTCAGCCGACAGTACGTCGAGTACCTGATCTCCAATGCTTCTCCGCCGAGTAATGTTCATAATGTTGCTGCTGCCGATGCGCTGACGTTTACGGACACGGCCCGTCTGACGCCGATCTCATGCAAGATTCAGGACGCCTTGAATCTTGCCGACAACAACCTTTGCAATGGCACTAAGCGCAACCGGGCCATTGACAGCCTCAACGTGCAGGATGCGTCGGTTGGCTCAAGGACCAGGCCGAAACTTTGCAGCGCAGCCGACAGCATCAGCCTGGGGCAGTTGGTAAACGTCAATCTGTGCCAGGTCGCATTCATTGAGCTGGCGCTGGCTGACCACGCTATCGTCGAGAAGACGAAGCATGTCGTCGATACCCTGGCGATTGCGGACGCAGCCAGCCGGAACATCGTATTGGCGTGCCGGCGGACTGACGCCCTGAGCCTTACCGATTTGGCCCCAGGCTTTGTCCGGTCCACGATTCACAATGTCACGGCTCAGTCGCAGTTAGCGCTCGTTGCCCAGGCGGTACTTGCCGCGCACGTGGTGCATAAGCCCGTCGTGTCCGCCGAGAGCAACCTGGGCCTGACTTTGCAGGATCAGGCGACCTGCATCAGGCCGTTTTACGCCGCAGTCAGCGACCCGTTGTCGCAGACCTACTACAGTTACGATCCGGTTGCCGGCGCGGTCGCGTACACAGTCGGCCTCCAGGACGTAGCCACGGCCGCGTTACGTCCGGGCCAGCCGCGCACAGCCGGCCACTTGTTGTCCTTCGGCCAGCAGGCGGTGGGCATTGTCATTCGCGCGGCGGCGATTCCGGCGATGGCCACGGATACGCTGGTATTCGTGTCAGCGGCCAACCTGAACAAAGTGCCGTTGGCGGCCAGCACGCTCGTATTTGCTGATGCAGCGGCAGCCGTCGCAGTCAAGGCGCTTCGAGACGCCCTGACGCTGGGCGATGTGGCCCAGGTCTCCGGCGTTCGCAACTTTTCTGCCACCTCGGCGTTATCGCTGGAAGAGGCCGTTGCGTTCATTGTGGTGCGGCGGGACTGGGAGTGGCGGTACCATCCCTTTATCGGTACGACTTCGGCCGGTTCGCCTGTGCCGCCCGCAACGCTGGTCTGGTCACCGGTGGCCGGCGTGGCGGCGGGCACGCTGGTTTATCCAGCCGCGCCGCCTTACAGCGATTGGCTCACCCTGCGGTCGCCCGACTTGGGCAACAAGGACCGGCTGCAATTCAACCGCATCAGCCGCGAGACCCGCGGCGGCACGCTCATCGTCTTTGCCGATCCGATTTGGCCCAAAGTCCAGGTGCAAGTGCTCAGCTTCAGCGGCTTGAATGAGACCGAGGCCCGCGGCCTCCTGGACTTTATGACCACGCATTTGGGTCTGGAGATTGGCTACGTGGACTGGGAGCAGCGCTACTGGACGGGGGTGATTACCAACACCACCGAGCCCATGACCCAGGATGGGCGAGGCATGTATACGGCGAGCTTCGAGTTTGAAGGCGAGTTAGCCACGTAGGTGCAACGATGTTCCAGTTTTCGGCCCCCTATCCGGCGCTTCAGACCACGACGCTTTTGCCAAGCCCGCAGTTCAGCGACGCCGAAGCGATCCTGGACTCCGTGAGCCGCAAGCTGGCAATGGACGGGACCCGCTACACCTACGTCAAGCGCCGCGGCGGACGGCGGAAGCTGAAGTGGACCTTCTGGCTCTCGCGCAATAAGGCGTTGGAGTTGCGGGCCTTTATCTTCGCCTACTTCGCCTCCAAGGTGCAGGCCACCGATCACAGCGGCCGGGTGTGGGCGGGGAACTTCACCAACAACCCGTTCGAGTTTGATACGCCCGACGCGGCCCAGCCGGCGATTGCCCCCATGCCTCGCGGCGAATTGCAGGCCATCGACATCGAGTTTGAAGGAGTCTTATGTGGCTAAGGACGTTATGTGGCGAAGCCAATCCTTCTCTCGAAAAATAGATGATCTGGTCGTTTCCTGCGCCACATAATTTGCGTACCATAGTCGAAATGTCTCTCTTGTTTCCACCCCTTTCGGAGGTTCGACTATGTTCGAGCAATTGTTCACACAACCGCACGCGCTGGCGCGTCATAATGCTGGCCCGCTGCCGGAGGAGCGACGCCGCTTTCTCGCCCACCTCGCCGAGCGTGGGCTGCCCCGCAAGACGCTACGAGCCGATGCTGATTGGCTTTTGAGGATCGCAGACACTCTCAGACTGGCTCGCCGTCCCGCCGAAAACATCTCTCGTGACGAGATCAAGCAGAAGGCCAACGACAAGCGGTCGGGCTTTATTTCCCTTGCCACTCGATGGCTCCAATTCCTCGGCCGCCTGGAGCAAGTATCAGTGCCTGCCAATCCTTATGCAAGAAGGATCGAATCCTTCGCCAACTATATGCGAGATGAAAGAGGCTTCTCAAGCTCAACAGTGACACATCGCTCTACATTCCTGCGGCAATTCCTCGGCGACCTTGGTAGCCAGAACGGTTCCCTTCGCGGGATCAGCATTACTCAGATTGACAAGGCGTTCTTGGAGATGATTAACCAGCACAGGTACGCACGGAAAACGGTTCAGACGTTCGCAGGTGACTTGCGCGCCTTTCTTCGGTATGCCGAGGAACGCCAGTGGTGTCGAAAAGGGCTGGCACAAGCCATCAGGAGTCCTCGCACTTTCACCCAGGTATCGCTGCCTGTTGGGCCATCCTGGGACGAAGTGCGACGACTACTGGCAATGACAGAAGGAAGTCGGCCGGTTGAAATCCGCGACCGCGCTATCCTCATGCTCTTTGCTATCTACGGTCTCCGGGGTGGCGAAGTTAGACATCTCCGGCTCAGCGATTTCGACTGGGATCGGGAGTTACTTTCCGTCGTATCTTCCAAGACGCGACGGACGCGGACCTATCCGTTGATCCGCCCTGTGGGTGATGCTGTCCTTCGTTATCTCAAGGAGGTACGGCCACGCTCGGACCACCGCGAGGTGTTTTTGACGCTCCTCCACCCGATCCGGCCGTTTCGCTCGGCGCTGTGGCACGTCGTCGCCATTCGTTTGCGGCGACTCGGCGTGTCCACCCCTCATTACGGGCCGCACACCCTTCGCCATGCTTGTGCTACTCACTTGTTGGCCCAAGGCTTGTGCCTAAAAGAGATTGGCGACCATCTCGGGCATGCCAATCCTGACACCACGCGCGTTTATGCCAAAGTGGACATTGCCGGACTCCGGCAGGTGGCTGACTTCGACTTGGGAGGACTGCGATGAATCTTCAACGGTTGATTCAACAGTACCTCGCCTACCAAAGATCGCTAGGGTACCGCCCTCCTTCACACGGTGGTCATCTTGGGAAGTTCGGTCGCTTTATGGGCGCACGGGCGGATATTGCGGATGTCCGTCCGAAGCAAGTACAAAAGTTCTTGACGGGAGCCGGGCCGCTCACCCGCACTTGGCACATCAAGTACGGCATCTTGCGATCCTTTTACCGTTATGCCACGAGCCGCCGCTACGTGTCCGTGGCGCCCTTGCCACCTGTGGTGCCACAGCAGGTTCCTCCCTTGGTGCCCTACATCTACTCACATGAAGAGCTACGCCGTTTGTTACAGACAATCGACACCATCCATCGTCCACGGTCTTGCGTGGAACCAGGTACCATGCGAACCATCTTCCTGCTGCTCTATGGCGCTGGGCTGCGACGCCAGGAGGCACTCAACCTGGAACGTGCCGATGTGGATTGGAAAGGCTCTTGCCTGACGATCCGCCACACAAAATTCCTCAAGACTCATTTGGTACCCTTTGGACCGCAACTTGGCCGAGTCTTGGCAGCATACGCACGGCCCCAGACGCGAGAGATGACGGCGCCATTCTTTACCACGACAACAGGCGGTCGGATAAACCCTCAGGCGATCCTGAACTACTTCCGTTTCGTCTGCAAGCGAGCTAAGGTGTTCCGAACCGATAGCGCGCGTTTTCAGCCTCGGCTGCATGACTTGCGCCACACGTTCGCCGTTGATCGCCTCACCTCCTGGTATCAGCAAGGGGCTGATGTGCAGAAGTTGCTGCCACAACTGTCCACCTACCTCGGACATGTTCGCATCGAGAACACGCAGGTCTATCTCACCATGACCCCCGCGTTGCTCGAAAAAGCTGGCAACCGCTTTGGCCTGTATGCTGGACAGGAGGGACACCATGAGTAACGACTTACTTGGCCCCTGGGTCCGGCGATTCTTGCTGGAGTACGTGGTGAGCGAACGGAATCTTGCCCGCAACACGCAAAGAAGTTACCGCGATACGTTGTGCCTGTTATTGCCATTCGTCGCTCGTGCTGCTCGCAGGCGACTCGACCTGCTGAGGATTGGGGACCTTTCAGCCGCCCGAATTCGTGCCTTCCTGAAAGAACTCGAAAAGACTCGCGGATGGGGGGCATCAACGCGCAATCAAAGGCTGGCGGCGATTCGTTCGCTGAGCCATTTCATCGCCTTGCGCAGTCCTGCACAGCTCTCATGGCACGGGGAACTCAGGAACATTCCGTTAAAGAAAGGCGACCGCCCCTTGGTCACTTACCTGGAGAAGGATGAGATGGATGCCTTGTTAGCCGCGCCAGACCGCGGCACCGCTCAAGGTCGTCGGGACCATGCCATCCTGCTGTTCCTGTACAACACGGGCGCACGGGCCGATGAGGTGGCGCACGTGCGGATCACCGACCTCAACCTGGGATCGACGCCGGGGCGCGACATGTCGTCCGTTCTCATTCATGGCAAAGGAAACAAATCTCGCCGCTGTCCCTTGTGGACCAAGACAGTTATTGAACTACTTGATCTGGTTGGCAACCGGGCGGCGTCCGAGCATGTCTTCCTGAACCGACGTGGACAGCCCTTAACGCGATATGGCATTCACACACTGGTGGAACGGCACGTGGTGAAGGTGGCGGCAAAACTGCCTTCGATTACGAAGAAACGTGTGAGTCCCCATACGATTCGGCACACGACGGCCACCCACCTGCTACGGGCTGGAGTGGACATCAACACGATTCGCGCCTGGCTAGGCCACGTCAGCCTTAACACGACGAACATTTACGCAGAGGTTGATCTGGAGATGAAGGCAAAAGCCCTGGCAAATTGCGAAGTCGAAGGAAAGAGACGAAAGAAGCCGAAGAAGCCCTGGCGCGAAGACAAGGGATTGATGGAGTTTCTGAAGACGCTGTAGAGGATTACATTATGTGGCGTCCAGTTTGGCTGTCGGCCCTGATTCCCGGGGGGACTGATTGGACGCCACATAACTCCCTTAGCCACATAAGACTCCTTATGTGGTTGACCACATAAGGAGTCCTACAACATGCGTAGCATTTCTGCCAACGGGCTTGCCGCGCTGGCCCAGCGGCTTGGCAACGAGCCGATTATGATCGTGGAAGTGGACTGGCGCGACGGGGTGCAGCCCAAGCAGTACGCGGATCGCACCATTACTCCCGATGGCACCGTGATCCCCGGGGCGATCATCCAGATCGGCAATCTGGACGACGCGATCGACGTGACGACCTGGAACAACTCGTCCAAACAGATCGAGGTCACCCTGGACGACACGGATGGCTCGATCAAGGCCCTCTTTGATTCTTACGACATCACCAAGCGCACGGTCCGCCTCTACCAGTGGTTCACGGGTCTTGCCTGGAGCGACCGGTTCGTGACCTTCGTGGGGTTGATAAACAGTCCGGTGAGCTGGAGCGAGCGGGACCGCACCGTCAAGATCACGGTCCTCTCGCAGATCGAGGACTTGGAGTGCGGCTTCTCGGCCGAGGAGGGCAATTTCCCCTACATCCCGGCCGACCTGGTGGGCAAGGCTTGGCCGCAGGTTTTCGGCTTGGTTTACGACTACCCGGCGCTGTCGCTGGGGGCCGCCGTGGAGGGCACGCTGCTCGAAGGCGTTGGGATTGTCACCGAGTACGGCACGAGTACAGCGCTCAATGGTGCCCAGCCGGCCTACGACCCCAAAAGCCTGGCCCAGCTTGCCCAGGAGACCATCCACGCGGGCTTCTTGTTGAACGTGGCTTCCTGCTGGGATTCCGTGGATGCCGTCACCTCGCAGAAGTACCTGAACCAGGCCAATGCGATCTACGCGCAGATCGGCCAGCAGGAGGCGGGGATGGTGCGGGCGGCGGCCTGTGCGCAGGAGAAGCGCGTCCAGCAGTACGACCGCGCCCATCAACTGCTCTTGGGCTCCGGTGCCAACCCCGTGCAGATTCTCGGCGGCGAAGATTTCCCCCAGAACCAGACCGTCACTCTGGACATCAAGGGCGCGCTCTTCACGGGCCATTTCGAGGGGGAGTATTTCTACATCGAGTCCAGCAACGATCCCACGGCGACGCTTGCCATTGAAAACGCCTGGTACAACGAATGGCTCGACTACAGCTTGAACCAGGCACTTCCTGCCTGCCAGCCGGTCGGATCGTCCAGCCACGTCCATTACGAAGCTCCCGTCCCCTGCGACTCATTCTGCGGCGATTTCGGCAATCCGTGCATCGCCATTTACGATGCGATTACGATTACCACGCCGAGCGTGCCGACGCCTGCCACCCCCTACATTCTCAAGCAGTTCTGGGCGGACGCGGGCACGACGGTCAAGTTGTACACCGGGGTCACCTACATCGCCTCGATCACGCCGGGCACCGTGTTGGCGGTCAAAGCCTATCGCACCTACAACGGCGCACGACAATTGGTGGTGTTGACCCCCGATATGTACACGGTCCAGACGGTCAACTACGGCAGCATAACCGCCGTCGAGATCGTCCTGCCGCAGCTTTTGAGCACCGTAGCCTATCAGGACGCCAACGGCGACTTGATCCAGGGTTGGTCGGACGACCTGTACGTCACCTTCCAATCCACGGTCGGGCCGAACATTGTCGATATTCTGAAGTACATTATCGACAACTACACGAACTTGACCTATGACGCGACCAGCTTCAATTATGTCCGCACCAAGCTGGCACCTTTTCCGGCAAATTTCCCGCTCTTGCAGCGGAAGAACGTCGTGGAAGTCTTGAAGGAGATCGCCTTCCAGTCGCGTTGCGCGTTCTGGCTGGAAGACAATGTGGTCTACCTGAAGTACCTGGCGGAAGAGCCCACGCCCGTGGACACGATTACGCCGAGTGACATCGACGCCGAGCAGGGCATGGAGGTCGAGTTCACCCGCATGGAAGACGTGGTGACGAAGATGAACGTCAAGTGGTACATGACGTATGTCCCGGGCGCGGAGCAGTACGCCGCGGGCCAGGAAGCCTTGCCGCAGTACATGATCCTGCGGCACAACGTCGCCCACTATGGCCTGCTGGAGAAGGACTACGAGTGGTACATCTTCAACCAACCGGACATCATCCTGAAGATGGCGACGTTCTGGTTGAACCGGTTGTCGAACACCTGGAAGAGGCTCAAGTTCCGCACCTATCTCAACCACCTGAACCTGGAGGCGCTGGATTGCGTGAACTTCAACGCGCCGGGCTATGTGGCCTCCGGCCCGGTCAGCGTGATCGTCGAGCGGGCGGAGTATGACTCCGCGAACAACTGCATCGACATCGAGTGCGCGACCCCGGTGAAGGCGGGCGCGTTGGCGGCAGACCCGTACTATTGGCCGGCGGCCTTGTCGCCGACTGTAACGTATCCGTCGCAAGCGGACATTGCGGCGGGCAACGCGGGCGGGGGCGGTATCGGACTGCGGGCCACTGGGGCGCTCCCGGTGGGTAACACGGATGGGATTACGCTGACGGGCAGCATATTCGTGGGCGGTCCCAACATCGTTTTCCGTGGCCAAAGCGATTGGGGCGACCGGACGCCTGGCGACGAGGGCTTTTCCGCACAGCCGCTTCTCCCCGCGAGTTCGTTCAGCACGGGGCAAGCGACGAGCCAGGCGGCCAACGCCCGGCTGGTGGTGATCCCGCCCTACGTAACGCCTCCCG